AATATGAAATATCAAATATATTATTGAATAGTTTTAATGTTTTTCTGTACTATATCACAGCAAGCGCACTAATCTGTTTTACCTTTCGGAAACGATAAATGTCAGTTCTAACTAAATAGTGCAAATATCCGGATAGAATAAGCCATACGGTAAGCAATATAATCCCAATAATCATGGTTTATCTTTTAAGTATTCCGTGTTCAGGTGATTATTATGTATAAGCCATTCAATTGTGCAAATAACGGCATCGAATTTTACATCGTATCCAAGTTCCTCGTAAGAAATGAACCAATATTGCCCGTCGCTATGCATATCAAAATCGGCATTTGGCCTGTGTCTCTGTTTTATTGACTTTGGGATAAGCTCCAGAAGTCGGTCAAGACTCCATGCAGGAACATCTTTTCCCCAAAGGCAGTCGAATATTTCCTCTCCAGTCATCAGGGTACCGTCCGGGTGTTTATGGAAAGGGCTTTCCAGTTTTGCTATTCTTTCCGGTGTCCAATACTTCCCTCTCAATGTGGGAGGTTTTGTTTGAAGTTCCCATTCCCATGATTTTACCCGGCTGTTGGTGTGGTGATACACCATGTCGGCCGTTTCCGGTTTCAGTCCCAGCGAAAGAAGTATTTCCGACTGGTCGCGTGTAGTTGCTATTTGTGATTTGAAGTCCATATATTATTCCTCCACTTTTACAAAGATTACTTCTGTTTTATCTTCACGCTTTAATGCGGAACATTCACCAATTACTTGTTTGAACACGCGGCAATCACTTGTTAGACCGCCTATGAAACAATGGCAGCATGCGATTACACCTTTTGGTGGTTTCTCTGCTTTCAGCCTTACAAATCCAATCTGAAAGGTTTCTCCTATCTTAAATTCTTTTTTTGGCATATTTCAATCCTCGTCTTTAGGGAATAAGTCCTCAATATTCTCACTGGTATAATAGCTTAGCACATCTTCAAAATGGGAAATGCAAATACCGGTATTTTGTGCCACACAGTCTACATAAGTTTCAAAATCTACTTTCAATATGTCATCAAACACCTCCCGGCAATTGGAATAGTCTATCCACACCATAAGACCGTAATTTTCTTGCCATTCATGGGTGTCTACAAGTTCTTGTAGCCTTTTTAATTTCTTGAAATCCATATCCTATTTATTTTCATTTTTCTTTATTTCCTCATAAATCATCTTTGCAAGTTCCGGAACAGACTTGTCACACCAGCCGTCTGCTATGTCGTCTTTTTCTTTGTCAAAGTGATTTTCGGCAACATATTCGTTCACCCACGATTGAAAATCATCCTCCGAAATACCATAGTCGGGGTCGTATTCTATGTAAGATGTAAGTGAATAGCAGTGTTCGTGAGATTTCCATGGATATACAGTTCCATCATATACGAGAGTCTGGTTCATGTATCGTTCTCCAGCGTGGATAGTTCCACCGCAATAATCGCACCGGTGTTCTTTACGGGAGATAGGGGATTTTTCTTGTAATACTTCTGGCATATTATTTTTCTTTTTTATCGTTCTGTATTTCAGATAATTTATTAATCACTAAGTATGTAAGCATAAATTCTATGAAAAGGATGTCGTAATCCAAACCGGAGAAATAGCTCATTGCCATAACGAAAGCCACAAGACCTACAAAAATTGCAGTAGCAATAAAATACTTTTTCATCATCAATACCTGAATTTACCGAATTGAATTACTGCCATTGGCTTTCTGAAATCATAACCGCGGAACCACTCTTTCCAGTCGTCTACCGACAGGCCATCGTTGGCCGCAAGTTCTTTCAGTTCCGGATATTTACCGTCGATGTCGAAGAAATTGAAAGAGGCACATCCGTCGCGATCCAGCTGGAAGGTAAGCTTCTGAACACCTGTTCCAGATTCCGCAGTCAGACAGCCTATCGTTATTTGCCTGCTGAAATACGGACGGCCTTCCCACTGACGTACGGAGATAACCGCTTCACCTTGCTGCACCTCGTGTATGCGTTTTGCCCAAATCGGAAAGTTGGACCTGATGGTGTGTCGTTTTTCGCCGGAAAGGAATTTTTCACGGAATCCGGTAGGGTTTCCCGACCGGGGATGTTTGGTCGGGAAAGATTGCGAAAGCATGAGCACGTAAGTCTTTTTCATAACTTTTTTAGATTTCATGTTCATCGTTTTATTACATTTTACCTACCGCAAAAATAACAATTTTAAACTGAAATCACATCAAAATTATTTCTAAATTTCATAAAACCTCCGAATTTTCGTTTTTGTCCTTCAAACTACCGAATCAGACCGCTAACTTTGAGGAAAAACACAAAGACTATGTTAGTAACGAAAACCGAAGAAATCAGGGCATACGTGCCCACCAGCGTGTACAGCGGCGACCAGTCACTTCTCACAATCATGGAAGAGACAGAAGAGAACATTCTTGTGCCGATACTTGGGCGTAAACTCTACGAAAAGGTATGCGGAGAATACGATAAGGCTATGGAAGAGTATGGCGGAGTGACGGCGGCCTACGTGGAAAAAGAAAACCTTACACCCGAAATCCGTCTGATACGTGCCTGCCAGCTTCCGGTGGTCTACTTGTCGCTGGCCAACAGCACCGGCATTCTCACGGTGAGTCTGAACGACGGGGGTGGACTGAATCAGGTGTACACCGACGGGTACGACAAGGCCGACGAGAAATCCGTGAGCCGGTTTGAGCGCGATGCGTATTTTAAGGGCCGTCGCGGAGTGGACCGTCTGCTGGTATTCCTGGAAGAGGATGCGTGCAGTCAGGCTCCCGTGTTTGCCGATTTGTGGCGCGAAAGCCGGTATTTCTACCTGCAGGGCGACTTGCTTTTTACTACCGCTATCGAGATGAACCGTTTTCTGGACATTAACGAAAGCCGGGAGAAATTCATCTCAATGTTGCCTGACATACGCTATTGCCAGAGCGCTTACATAGAGCCGGAGATAGGGGAGGAGCTGACCGATGCGCTGGTGAAATGGTGCACGCGCTCGCTAAAGTCCGACCTTTTCACGGGCGAAGACAAGGATGCCATAAATGCGGTGTGGCAGAAGGCGGTGGACTGTCTTCGCATGGCGCTGGCACTCTACATCGAGTCGCGCCGTCCGGAAAAACAGCGCAAGTACAGCGAAAACGAGGCAGCTTATTCCATGACAAAGGCCCGCAAATTTATCTCCAACCATCAGGATTCTTTCGGAGAGTTTATCAAGGATTCTCCGCTGTATGTGCCGCCGCTCACTGAAACAACCGGACCGGACAAGCAGCCCATATTCGATTATGACAACCAGGACAACGCCATCTTCGTCATGCGTCCGCAAGCCTTCACCAGGCACTGATTTTTTGTCCTTCATTCCCAGTTTTCATATACCTAACTTTGGAGTATAAAGAAACGACAAATGGATACGACAAACTACCAGATACATCTTCCGGCACTTCCCGACAGTTGGAACCGGCTGTCTACCGAAGAGCTGGAAGAGGTGAACAGACTTTACAAGCGTAAGGAGGCTATGGCTGCGGCAGGCGACGAGGAACGTGCCGACCGCCTTTTCAAGCTGAAGTGCTTCATGCTTTTTCTCGGACTGAAAATCGTGCGGCGCACCGTGACCGATGAAAATGGTGAAACGGTGTTTCTCTTCCGGCGCAAAGGGATTCGCCACCTGTTTGAGCGCATTCCCATGCGGGCATGGCAGGTGGACCAGTGGATTGACCAGAAACTCGGTTTCCTGGACAATCCTTTTGCACGCACCGTCACTCCCTACGGAATTATCCGCCTTCGTATGGGGGCCCTTCGTCTGAAAGCGCCGAAAGATGTGATGTCCGATGTCAGCTTTGCGCAGTACCAGTCCGCACAGAATCTGCTTATCATGTACTGGGACGCACAGAAGGTTCTACAGACGCTTGTAAGGCGAAAATCGACCCATGCCGCCATCCGGATGCAGTTGCGCCGCATGAAGCAGGCACGATGCCGGTTTCTGGCCACGCTGTTTAATGAATCCGTGCGCGAGACGGGAGAGATACGCGAAGGACGCTACCTGCGCAAGTGTAAGCGCCGCGTGTGGTCGTTCAACTCCGGACAGATACAGAAAAACGCCCGCTGGTTTAGCATGGTAGAAGCCCGCATGTTCCCCGTCATGGTGCAGTATTTCCAGAGTGTGCAGGAAGCCTACGCACGCATGTATCCGGAGCTGTTCACGCCTAACGGGAAAAAGAACGGACGGCAGAACCCCATCAAGATAGAGGTGGAAATGATTAACAACATCATGAAGTATCAGGGATTCAGTGACTACGACGCAGTGTACGACAGCGAGGCGGTCCGCATCCTGGGAATTATGAATGCCATGGCCAAGGAAGCCAAGGAAATTGAGAAAATGAATCAGAAATACAGAAAAGGGAAATGATAACCGATTACCAGAGTAACGCATACCGAATTTCTTACCAGGGCGTGTCCATGACAGAAAATGCACTGGGAAACCCCAACCTGATTCAGGTGGGGGTAGTCCCGGGCTGTACCATCATGGTTGCTCCGCAGAAAAGCTACGGCATAGATTATCTGCCCAACGGAGAATACCGAAGCTGGACGCTGACGGGATACAACACCCGTCTGAACCGCACGGAGGCACACTACATCTATGCCCGTCTGGAACGTGGTTCTGACGATGCCATGGTGCTGTTTTCCGTGAACGACTATGCTACTGACGGAAGCATCGGCGGAGAGAATCCCAGCGAAGATTTCTATTACATACGTATCGGAAGCATTACCGCCACCGGCAGTCTGGAAGCTGCCACCCTCGACCGTGAAATTACACTGGACTACGGTAAGCTTTTTACTCCTGAAGGTAATGACCAGGATGCAGCCGGATGGAAGGAACTGTTTGAAGTGACAGCCGATGACCTTATCCGTCCGCTGAAACGCTTCACTTCCTACATAGTTCAAGGCACGCTTTCCATTATCGGCAAGCTGGTTATCAACGACAAGCAGATTTCTGATGTGGCACGCCAGGGAGATGATGGTAATTTTGTAGAAAGCGATGAAAATTTGCCCACAACAAAACTGTTGATGGGTAAATATCTTGATGAACTTAGGAAAAGACTTTTAAGTAAAGACCGTGAGGACCAGACAGAATTTCTTCTCAAGTTTGGCGAGTTTATTGACAGCATGATTGCCGGCAAGGGTGCTGGTATATTCCCCGACGGTCGTGGGCAGTTCTCAAGGCTGGAGGTACGTGATGCACTTGTTGTAATGCGGCTTATCATAAATGAGATTCAGGCGATGGCAGGTGATTTCTCTTTCAGCGATGCAGGATGTATCGAAAAGGTGGAAGACCTGGGAGACGACACTTACAAATTGTGGATGGAGAAGCGTACAGAATATGATGTGACAAATTTTACTGAAAACGACATAATGTATTCCATCATCAATAATCTGCTGACTGGAGGCACGGATTATTACACAAGCTGGTTCCGCTGTCTGACAAAGAACGTCAACGACAACACGCTAACGGTAGTGCTCTATCCTGATTCAGAAGTACCTGGAGGGAAAAACTATCCTCCGGTGGCCGGATACAACGTCACTCGACGTGGTAACTCTGTATTGCCAGACGAAGGAGAAGTGAACGAGCGTGCGCAGAGCTGGCTGCTCTCCAGCCGAGAAGGGCGCATCATGTTCCTCGCCAATGTCTACAAGCCTATATTGGAAGATTACAACTACGCCATCAGTATCGGTAAATTCCCTAATATTAAAGCTTTGGATAATCTTCCGGTCACTACAGAAGACGTGGGTGTGATGGCCAAGACTATCGTCTGCGAACGGCTATATCAATATGATTATAACGGTGATGTCATATCTAACAAGGTGGACCGCGGCGAATGGTCGCTCACAGTGGCGCAGTCAGAGCAGCCTTATCGCTTTATTCAACACGATAGACTTTATCCGGACGGACAGCACACGTTTACGGAACTGGAGCAGCACACCGTCTATCATTACGGATGCAAGTGGGGTTGCTTGGTAGACAAGACGGAAGATGAACCTGTATGGAACTCCCCTTCGTGGTCTTTACTTGAGGGCGACAAGAATTATCATCTTGACTTCGAAAGTTCGAATGGATGGCAGTTCTTCATTCAGCAGGTCAATACAGACATTACTGCAGTAGTAAGTTATGGTAACAGAAATATAACTAACGTTCTCATGGCTACAGATGGAGTGGAGGTAGAATGGCTTCGTGACACAGGAAACATACCATCAGATAACAGTTGGAAACCTACATACGTTGACGGTCAGAAGCATGTCATACATCTATCCGTAGCCGATATGGGTAGTGGTTGGGGAAGTGAGTATCGGAAGATAAGTTTCATCTGTAGGGTATTTATACCTGTAGGAGAAAATTTTGAAACAGTGGAAAACAAAATTAACATCAAAATATAGATTATGAAAGAAGTCTTTGTAAGGTATTCGATTCATGAATGTATTGGGAAAGTGGCTAATGGAACTTTATCCAGAGAAATGCATATTTCCGATATAATTGATATAGAAGAAGATAAAGTAGACGATTTGCAATACATTAAAGATAAGCTATCAGAAATGTATGGTTTTTTTACATATCAGATAGAAATTAAATATATAAAATATGGGAATAGTAACTAAGCATAAAGATATATCGGTACATATAGATCCTATATCGTTTACAGCCGATATTGAGGTTTTAAGTGGAAACATTGCTCAGACTTACAACAATGATAGTAAGGAATATGAGCCTGACCGAAGCGTTGTTCCGTGTATATTAATGCCTTATGTAGTCGTGTCTGACCCCGAAGGGCAAATGAACGGTAAACGTTCTATCACAGGTGTTGAATGGTATGAAGGTGCTCCTAAGAAAGATGGTAGTAATAGAATTACAAACGGAGATGATTATGTAATATCTGACACAGACACTCCTACATATTCTCTTAAGGTAAAAAAGAATGTAGAGCCGAATAAACCTTTACAAATTACTGCAATTTTTACAGTTACAGATACTCGTAAAAATACAGAGATTAAATTTGAAAGAAGTGTAAATCTTTATACAGCTTTATATGACATATCTAATTATGCTCTGTCTATTGACGCGCCTAAATCCTGGACGATTGATCCGTTGCGTGAAGTTGCTGACAGTAATGGCAAATGGTTGCATACTATTACTGCACAACTGACTAGCGGACTTCAAAAAATAGCGGATGAAAATGCAGCATATTGGTGGCAGATAAATGAAAATAATAGTGGTTGGAGAGATATTACACAAGATGAACTTGATATATATATATCAGGTAAAGATTCAGAAGGTAATTGGACTAAAGCCTTAACTTTTGATGCGAGATTTATAAGAAATACAGCTTTTCGATGCTTGTCTAGATTCTATAATGGCGAAAGACCTACATCTTCCGATTCGACTTTATCAGCTGTGTCAGTAATTAATGTACAGATGCCAAAATCTCTTAATGTTCAGATACGTCAGTTAAGCGGCAGCAAGATTAATGCAACAATGACAACTTCTGTAAAGTTTGAGTGCGTGATAACGGATAATAAACAGATTATTGGTACGGATAAGGATAAATTTTTTACTATTATTTGGAAAGCCCATTCAGGAAAGGCTGGAGTAACAGACAAAGAGATAGGAAGGGGTAGAACAATAACTTTTATTCCTTCATCTTTGGGCTTTGATAAGAATTACGGAATAAGCATATACGCAGAAGTTAAATTATATGCAGTCACTGCATTGGTGTTGAGAAACGGTAAATTAATGTTAAAGAATAACAAGGCTGTAACAGCCGCAAAATATGAATAGGTTATGGGATATTTATTAGTTAGTCCAGATGTGTTAGACGCAAAGGGTATAAAGTATTACGAGCGAATACCCGATGGGCGTGGTATTGTGGATTTTACAATGATTAGAGTAATAGGTAGTGTGGAAAACGTGCAGATTGTTGGTTCAAAAAAAGAGCTTGACAAACTAATATTAGAACAGAAAGAATCAGGCATGTTTGACAAGCCGACAATACTTCCTGAATTAGGAGGAGAGTTGGTTACAGATGAGACAACTGTTGATAAAGGATTTGCTGTTAATCCAGATGCAGGTAGTACGGATAAAGGAGTCGAAGATGCTGTAATTGTTGAAAATAATAACACTGTTGAAAAGGAGGTGTAAAATGTCGAATAAAGTAGAAGCAGGGTTTACACTCATCGGATTGATGGATGGTACGACTTTAAATGGATTTTTGAGAGTTGAAGGGAATCCGTTAGTACAGAGGTATAACAAGGGTACAAATGTATTTGTGCCAGATTTTGAAGCATCAGGTTTTCCAGGAGCTAATCTACCTGTTGCGGTTGTAATAATACGCGATACAGCAGATGGAGATGTTATGATACCAACGGCAGGAAGTATAGTATGGAAATACAATGGTGTTGAATTGGAATTTGGTGACGATGATTTATGTACAACCGATGGGCTTGAGGGCGTTTTCAAGAAAATTGACAGTCGTAGCACTATAATTAACGGACAGTCATATGATTTGCCGGCTCTACAAGTCCGTAAAAACTTTGTGCCGATATCGGGATATGATAATGACCGTTTATCAGTTAGCGGTGCGGTTGAAGTAAGTGGTAATTCGGTCGCTTTTTCTGATATAAGCAAAGAAGTAATTATTCAGGAAACTACTGGAAACGCATATAGCATGTCTATCACAGATGATAAAGGCTTTTATCTTGTAACAGAAAATGATTCTCTTACAGCTAAATGTAATATTTATAAAGACGGAAATGAATTGTCTGACTATAATGGAATTACTTTTAAATGGGAGAAACTTCTTGGAAGTGGCAATGTTACTATGGGAACTTCACGTACTCAAGTGGTTGCAAACGCAGACGTTGATAACGTGCTTCTCTTGCGGTGCACTGCTACTATAAGTGGAGAAACAATATCTGAAACTGTTACTATTACTGACGTATCAGACCCTTATGAAGTCTATTTCGATATTACAGGAATTACAGGTAATGCAATTCGTGCAAATGAAACAGCGGTAATTGCGCCTAAAGCTAGGAAACGCTCTGACATTAGTCAAGTCGCATCAGTGTCTTCCTGGTCTTGGAATATTAGAGATAATGCTGGAAACGCATTTACCTTGACAGGGAAAGAGTCTGCAACATTTAACGCTGCTACAGCTAGTATATCCTATGCAGACATTAAGCGTGCAGGTATGGGAATCAGTGGTAGTGTAAGCGCAACAATAGGATAAAGAATTATGATTGCATCAGGTAGTTTTTCTTTAATCGGAATGCAAGATACTATAGTATATGAATCTTGCTATAAAAGGACAGAACATAACGTGAAACCATCTACTCCTGTTTCAATAGGAGTAGAAATACCTGAAGGATGGAGTGCTACAATGCTTGATGTATCAGCATCATTTCCTTATTTGTGGGAAAGTCAAAGGGCAAGAACAGAAATGTATTCGTCGAATGACATTTCTAATGCTGTTTTGGTGTATGCAGGTTATAGAATTAGCAATACGGGAAATAAAATTTCGGATGCGAATTACAAGTATAGCGATAATATAAAACTCTCTAAAGGTCAGGTTATAGAGGTAAATACAGCGGGAAGCTCTGTATCGGTTATTTCATTGTCTAATGGAAGCACGGCGAGTTTTACCCCTGTTAAAACTTTAAATAGCACCGTTCCACAAGTGTCTACCTACACAGCGGATGAAGATTGCAATGTCGTAGTTTGTGTTAAGACTACTTCTGCATACAGTGTTAAGATATACACTGCAAGTTACGGTGCATGGTCTACTCCAACCTTAAAAAACAGCTGGGGTAAACAAGGTGCAAAACTGCGAATGAGAACATGGGCAGAGGGTGTGGAGTATTTGCAAGGAGCAGATGGAGAAGAGTTTTACGACGTTGTTGTATATAATAATAAATTATATCTATGCACCAAAACTCATACCTCTGACTCTAACAACAACCCTTCATCTTCTATATCAGGATATTTGGGTTTTTGGGAATCTGCTCAAGAATGGACTTTTATCGCAACAAAGTTACTATTAGCTGAGAAGATTAACGCAGAACAGATTAATGCAGATGGAATTAAAGCTAAAAATGTAGATATCGAAGGAAAGATTACTGCAACTTCTGGAATTCTTGGAGGATTTACAGTCACTCAATCAGCAATAGGCTCTACCAGTGTTGGTGATAGTTTATTACTTATGAGAAATGGTATATCATTTAACAATAAAAAAAAGACGGCTGGGATTGGTGATACCTTACCTGGATCTACAGGAATTGTATCCAAAGTTGCTGGTATATTTACGACAACTTTAGATAAATACGACTTACATTCAGAAGGTATTGGGACATTAATTGTACAATCTAAAGGAGGTGTATCACATACTGCGTTAAGTATAGTAACTGAAGGACGTGATTATGATACAGCGATTGATTTTCGTGGTAAAATTAACACTCATGGTAGTGAGTTAGGCGGATCTTTTGGTGATTACGGCCTGACTACAGCAGTTGGATTTCAGCATGTATGGGACCCCTCGGCTGGTAGATTTAGACTGGGAGATTTGTTTTTTGTAAATGGAATATTAACCGGTGTCAGATGGCACGATAATTAATAAAAATTTTAAATTAGAAAGATTATGGAAACAATAGATTTTAATGAAGTAATAAGAGATCCGGAAACTATATCAGTTGTGGGAGTACTATTGCCTACGGCTACATACAACAGCAAAGGAATAGTATCATTTGCCACTTACAGGAATATACCACAAAAAATTAATATTGGCAAAGAATATAACGCTATACGGATTGCTGATAACTTAGGCAAGTGGACCAGGCAATCTATTTCTTTTTTTGGATACATACCATCTGGCAAGATACTCGCTTTTCAGGGGTTTGTGTTTTTTGAAACGACAGATGTAACACTGAACGGTGGAGCAAAAATTTTATCACAAGGAGATAATAGCGAAGGTCTTCTAGCATTGTATGCTAAACAAGAAAATGATAAGTTCCATGTATATTTAGTTGCTCCTGTGTTAGGAAGTTCAGAGATTGATACTTTTTTTATAACTAGTCCTTATGAATGTATGAGGGAAAAATTAATATTGGATGATTCTTATAAAAAGCTTCAGATAGATATCATAGGAGGCATTTAGTCTCCTATGATACAGATAATTCTGTCATGTCTTCGCTTGAACCATTATAAGTTGTATATATTGGAGTTCCGGTAATGGTTTGGAATATATCTTGTGGACCAATGTCGTTTGTTGGGGTTTTGTAAAAGAGATCCATTGTTGTATCTGTCATTTTGTAAAGGATACTACCTGCTATGTTATCACCCAATAACCTAATCAGTGTTGGTGTAGGAGTTAACCCATTGCCTGCTTTTAATAAAAAAACACCTTGTGTAACTTGGTTATTTGGAATGTTGTATATAACAGCTCCGAATCTGGTATACCTCTTTACACTTGCAATCTGAATTAATTTACCTCCGCTAGTAGGCATAGATTTGAACATATTTTGTTTGTCTTCAAGCGACATAAGTCCATTTCCTGTTAGTGTTGCCATAGGTAATAGTCCTCCCACAACTAACTAACTGAACAAAAGAAAAGTGAAGATTATTTTTATCTTCACTTTCCTTTTGTTCTAATTAAATAGACAGTTGTCGTATCAGAGTGCTTTCACTTGTCTGTGCATATACCATTGTCATTTTTAAGCTTCTATGACCTATTACCTTTTGTATTGTAGTAACAGGAACATCTTTGTTTACAAGTCTTGACGCACAAGTATGTCGAGCCACATGAGCTGAAACATTCTTATCTATACCTGCATGTTTTATAGCAGTTTTTAATCTGGCATTGAACAATTCCTTTTTTATTCCGAAAAAATCATCAAGCCTGTAAAGATATTTATTTATTATTTGCTCTGCTCTTCCGTCGAATATAGAAGAAATAGGTATCCTAACGCCTGTATTTGTCTTTATGGAAGTATAGGTAAGCCACATTTTCCCATTTTCTATGGTGAAATTTTTCGGGGAGAATGAAGCAAAGTCTGATATTCTTGCTCCGGTGTAAGCCATAAAAAGGAATCTGTCAAGTGTAACAATGAATCGTGATGGAGTGTCGGTACGTGCTATGTAATTTTCAATTTTACGAATATCATCGTCAGTCAGCGACTTCATTTTATATTTCAGACGGTCTGAAAGCTTTTCATGATAGAAGTCGAAACTACCGGAAGGGACCTTGTTGCCAAACAATTTCCTGGCAATATTATAATAACACCTAAGCACATGTATATGCATACCTATTGTAGTTTGATTCAGACCGGCTTCACGCATATAGCGTATAAATCCCTTTGCATAATCTTCCGTAATATCGGAAACTGAACATTCTTTACAGAATTTCCTGAGATGCTTTAGCACACGCCGGTGTATTCCTTTTGTTCCTTCGCGAATATCGCGGTGTTCTATCTGATATTCCATCATCGAATAGAAGTCATTAGATGACTCACGCCCGTCCCATATTTCCTTCAGCTTTGAAAGTGTAAGCTCTCCGTCGTAATCAAGTTCATACTCTTCAAGCTGATAAAGCGTTTTACGGATAAACAGATTAAGTTTCCTTGCATTTGGGTTACGGATAATAAGTCCGTTTTCACCATCCCATTCATCGTGAAACACATGTACGTTTGTATCAATTAAGATACTTTTACCGAACTGTTCGCAGCGCACATATACGCTGAACATACCTGAATCAAATTCTTTGACGCAGATAGAATACTTGATTTTGTTCATAGAAGGTTTATTTTATTTGGCTATCACAAGTTAGAAAAAAATTACATAAAAAGCAATACCTGTAAAAGAAATAGTTATATTTGTAATAAATAAACCTAATTGCAGGTTTGTTTTATTTGGCTTGAAGGGCGGAGCAAAGTGTTGCACATCCGTCCTTCTTTTTATTGTTTTAAAGTGCAAATAAGCATTCAATTATCAAAAAAACAGACCCGTTTTATTCGGATATAAATATTTTTTGTAATTTAGCGGCGTGATAGGGAAAACAGGGATTCCCTTCTTCGATGAGAGTTTTATCAACACAGAAAGGAGACAAGCGATTGTCTCCTTTCTTGTTTTTGTCCGCCGAGAAACCGTCGTTTTTTTGTCCTTCATTCTCCAATGTGCTCTTCGTAACTTTGTATTGCAACAAAAACCAAATGTTTAACTAAAAACGACGACAAGATGAAAAAGATGATTTTAATGTTTGCACTGCTGATTTCTGCAGTGACCGTTTTCGCACAGGGAGCTGTAACCTCTGAACCTTCTACTGCCGGATTCGTAATCGACCTGGGCACGTTTACCGGAATCGTAGCACTTATTTCGGCTATCGTGACACAGATTCTGAAAGTCATTCCTGCCATTTCAGAAAGCAAGCTCGCAAAAATCGGTGTGAGCGTGGCGGTAGGTATGGTGGTGTGCGTGCTGGCATGGGCGCTTCAGCTTACTCCTCTGCTCGAAGGATACCAATGGTGGGGAACGCTTATTTACGGACTGGCTGCCGGCCTTAGCGGATGCGGTTTCTACGATGTGGTAAAAGCTATTGCCGCTCTTTTTAAGGATAATACGGAAGAGATGGAATAACGGGGAGTCGGAAGGAGGCACGGAATGGACGCAGAAATGGTGACGGCCATAAGCGCAGCTGTAGTTTCCGTGGGTACCTTGATTTTTACTCAGTACAACAAAATGACGCAGAAGTATCGTGACAAGATGAACGATATGAAGTTGGAACGGTACAAGCAGGAAACCGAACGTCTTAGCTTCAAGCGAAGCGAGAATACGGCAAAGGTATTCGGTGAGCTGTGGAAGGTGCTCTACGAAACAAAGGCCGACAGGGTGTACATCGTACAGCCGCACCCGCTGGGTAACGCAGCCTTCCTTTCCATCTATTTCGAAGTGAAACGCAAGGGGGTGTCGGGCATGAAGGATAATGTGCAGCGGCTCCCCATGAGCGAAATGGCAGTATTCAGCAGAGGACTGGCCGAAAACCTTTTTCTCTGCTATACGAATATAGACTCTCAAGTGAAGGACAAGATGGCCAAATCCCTGTTTATAACCAATGGCTGTCGCGCCGTAGCCATAAAGAGGCTGAACAGCGCTTCCGACTGGGTAGGAAACATCTTCTGCGAGTTTACCGACGAAATGGAGGTAAGTGAGGAACAAACCCACAAGGTGCTGCACGATGCAGCGGTGAACATACAGTTCATTCTTCCGGAATACCGGGAGAATCCCTATAAATAGAGTTACAAACCAAAAACACAACACAAACAATGGACGAAATCAGTTTTAAGAAGGGAGCTGAAGGCTATGTGGCCGAATATACTTCCGAAGGACGTACAATGGTGCAGATTCAGGGTGTGAAAAGCGGAAGGCTTTCAATCTCCCGGTTTATTGACACCATGGAACCCGTCGCAATGGATACGGTGAATTTCACAAATTCAGTAATTGAAATCAATGTACCTGCCGGCATGAAGGTACGGCTTCTGAGCGATGTGGAGGTGAAAAAAGTCAAGGCATTGGTCATCAAGGATACCGCAGCAGCCGGTGGTGGCGGAGGAGGTGAAAGCTATGTGCTCCCGAAAGCCAGCGACTCTGCTTTGGGAGGAATCCAGACCGGATTTTCAGAAAGCGGAAAGAACTATGCTGTAAGAGTAGACGGAGCAGGTAAAGCGTATGTCACGGTAAACTGGACAGACACCACATATACCAATGCTACAACAGCAAAGCCCGGAATTGTAAAGCAGGGTGCCCATGTAACAGATGCTACAGGTTCGGAAGATGCACATACCGTACTGAACAAGCTGATTGACGAGCTTGAAAAGGCCGGGGTTCTGGCTTCTGCATAACCACAGTCACAACACACAAACTAAACTAGACACGACATGAGAATCTGGATTGATAACGGTCATGGTGCAGACACCAATGGGAAGCAGTCGCCCGACGGACGGTTGCGTGAATATGCCTATGCACGCGACATTGCACGCCGCGTGGTGGATGCGCTGAAGAAGAAAGGGCTCGACGCGCAGCTGCTCGTTCCGGAAGAGGAAGACATTTCGCTTCAGGAACGGTGCGCACGCGCCAACCGGGTGAAAGACAGCATCCTGGTATCCGTCCATTGTAACGCTGCCGGAAGCGGCACGCAGTGGATGACCGCACGCGGATGGGAGGCATGGACCAGCGTAGGTCAGACCAAGGCCGACAAACTGGCCGAATGTCTGTATCAGAGTGCGGAGCAGGTGCTGAAAGGCATGAAGATTCGCAAGGACACCGCCGACGGCGACAGCGACAAGGAAAGCGGTTTCTATATTCTGAAGCACACCGTATGCCCGGCCGTGCTGACGGAAAACCTTTTCCAGGACAATCGCGAAGATGTGGACTTCCTTCTGTCGGATGAAGGTCGCCAGAAGATTGTCACGCTGCATGTGCAGGGAATCTGTAAATACCTGGGCGTATGAAACAGCTTCCGTGGATACTGGTAGGCTTGCTGTCGGCCGCGCTCCTCTTTTCGCTTTTCTTCCGTGGATGCGCGTCGCCGCAGTCTGGTCAGGGTGATACCGTATGGCTTCCCGTCAGGGTAGATACGATACGCGACACGGCAGTTGCTCCTCCCGTGTCAGAACGTCCCGCAGGAACAGACACCGCACGCCTTCCGGTATATCGTCCGCAGAAACTGTCCGGACCAGCTTCCATCCCGGACAGCATAGCGGATACGGTTACGGTTGTTTCTGATTCGCTTTCTACAGGGAAAGACAGCGTGGACGTGATTATTCCTCTCACAGAGAAGGAATACCGCACGGACGACTACCGGATAGTCATTTCAGGGTATCGCCCGCAACTGGTGTCGGCAGAGTTTTACCGACGCACACAGACGGGGGTGGTAAATGCACCGGCACCGAAAAAAAAGAGGTGGGGGATAGGACTGAGCGCCGGATACGGGATAGGGCTTTCAGGGAAGACAGAACCGTTTCTGGGCGTTACGCTTAATTACAACCTGCTGCAATGGTAGCGGCAGGTTGTTTCTTTAAACACAAGAGAAAAACACAGGGCAGACGTGCCCGATAAACAAAGAAACGATGAGTAAGAGTGAGATTTTTAACACCATCCTCCGCATGGTATCGGAGGAAACGGAAATACCGTCCGCACAGATCCTTTCCGGAAGGAAGGACACAGAAACGGTAGATGCACGCTATCTGCTCGTGCATTTCCTTTTTCAGAGCGGATTGAATCCGTCGTATATCGCTGCACGAATCGGAAAGACGGAGCGTGCCGTCAACCAGATTCATACCAATTTCGACCAGCGTCTCAGCACACAGAAAATATTCAGAATAAGTTGCGAAAGAATCAGGAAGAGGTTAGGAAATAACTCATTCCCAGAGTAATGCTTCGTCCGTACCTTTGTCATGTCGGGAAATAGTTCACGACACAACACAAACACAAAACAGTATGACAATCAAAGGTATGGATGGCCAGAGTTACAACGTAACCGGCCAGGGACAAGGTAATTTTAACACGGTGGGGGCTGCAGCCGGCATCGCATCATTTTTGGGTATCAACGGTGGTAACATCCTGGGTCGCAATGGCTGGGGATGGAACGCAGAAGGCGTATGCTCAGACAACATGCCCGTAAGCCGTTATGAGTTGAACATGGTGGAACAACTGAACGCAAAGGATTCAGAAATCGCTTTGCTGAAGGCTGACAAGTACACTGACCAGAAGATCGTGGAAGCCTATAAGGACTTGCAGGGTCAGATCAAGGAACTTTCAGTGGAAGTTCGCTCCAACAAGGACGCTCAGACCGCTGTCAACATGCAGCAGGCCGTTTACAACGGTACCAACACCGCTGCTCTGCAGTGTATGCAGAACAGCATCGCCGCTTTGCAGGCTATCACTAAGACATACATTCCGTCAAGCAACGTATGTCAGGATGGATGCTGCGGATGTCCGTCTGCCCAGTAACCCCAAACTGGCCCCGGGGGAGGACCGTCCGGTCTTCCCCTTCCTTTTGATTTTCTTCGCCGTGAAGGGTGGCTGCTTTCGTCGCCGGAATGCTACAACGCCCCTTCCGAGGAAAGCACACGGCGCGGGTTGATGATTGCCGCACATTCGGGAGCAACGGGAGCGGGGCTAAAATACTACACACCTTACATTACACGTGAAGGATACGAGTTCTTTTCACGCATCATCATTCAGAAAGGAGGACATTTATGAACAAGCGCGAAGCAAGAAAAGCAATAGACGGCTATTTTGGAGAAGTAAGACACAGCATTATGTTTACCAGCACCAGGAAAGGCGTGCTGGCCTATGTGGAATATGAGGACTTCATGCCCGAACACACCGTGCGCCGTGAGCTGGAAAGCCTGCTCGGCATCGGTTTTCTGGTCAGTGTGAAACGCGAGTGCTCGCGCTCACTTTTCAAGGAGATTGTGGACTTTCTTTCGTCCGACACGAGCGGGCAGAAAACCCTTCTTATGATGATGGGAAACTACGTTTCTGCGCACCCCCTCCACAATAGCCTGTAGGGCCTGTCAAAACAAATGCAGCAAACCACTTGAGAGGTTTGCTGCATATCGCTCGAGAGGTTTGCCGCAAACCACTTTAGAGGTTGCTGGCGAATAGTTTTTAAATCTTTGTTTCAACAGTAAAAAGACAGATAAAATTAACCTTTAAAAAAAGAAAGAAATGACAAATCTGACGATTGTTCTGGCAGGAATTTTTATTGTATCCTGCTGCGTGATTTTGACAAAAGCAAGAATGTACAGCGTCCGTCGTGCGATGAACCTTCCAAAGCAGGCCGACTGCGGAGAAAAGGAAACCGAGGAATGTGCGAAAAATATTTCTATTTTCCTTGCAGAGAGAGCCAAAGTGTGCGGAATGTACATTCACAACATGGAAGGCCAGGCCGGTGTGACTTACGACGAGCTTCACCGCATCATGCTCGGAAAGGATGAAAGCATTCTTGCACTGATAAGGATTTCCCAGGCTCTGGGTTGTGAGATATTAGTCAGGGAAAGTCCTGCTGACAAAGCTAGTGATAAAAATTGAAAGTCCGTTTGTTGAACAGGGTAAACCATCCGGAAGAAATTAATGATATTTCCGGATGGTTTTTTATATTCAGTTTTTGCTTTTCCCTTCAAGAGCTTCTACCACATCTATCTGTACGATGTCATGGTAGTATGCCTGCACCATTTCGCTAAGTCTTGTTATCTGGTGTCTGATTTCCATTGTAAGGAACGGACGCTGCTGCCTGTCACCTTGTCCCTTCCATTCCTCATACAATTTGTTCCATTTGGCATCCTCTCCTTCAAATCTCCATTTTCTTCCACGTCCAACACCCATGTCCACAAAGAAAAGATAATATCGGAAAAAGAAGGAAATTTTTTCCGTATCGCCCTCTGCCATATTGTAGACCTTCGCATAGAAATTACGGTAGCTGAAAGATTCTCCAGTGCTTCGCTTGGCTGCGGGTGTGTTGCGGTATCCGATGTAGGGACCGGGATAACCTCTTGGCCATACTTTCTGTGTTCCGTAGTTTCTGTGTATGCTCTGTATTGTGGTCAGCGCCCATTTCTTCAAGTCAAGGAATTTTTGTTTCCTTGCTTCGTCCAATGATTTCTGCATGGTATTTTGTTTTTGCAAATATAGTGATTTTCTGAAAACCAGTGCGTTGAGCCTATATTTTTTTGTCCTTCATTTTGCTTTTTACGATAGGTAACTTTGGGTAAAAATCAAACTAGGCATGGCATACAACAGGAACCAACAAGCACGAATAGACGTATATATAGGCGGAACTACTCAGGCAAAAAAGCAGCTTCAGGAAATGAAGAACGAAGCTGCTCAACTGTCGAAGGAGATAGAGTCCATGAAGCAGCAGCAGCTTTTTGAACTTGATCCGAAAGCTTATGATGAACTTGGAAAAAAAATACAGGAAAGTGAGAAACGTTTCAAGTCCATGAATAAGGTCATAAGGGATACTGAAAGACAGATATACAACATATCAAAGGAGTTAAGCGACCTTTCAGGTGAAACGGAACGTAACTTAAAGTCAAGCCGTAATTATTATCAGCAGCAGCTTGCACGAACAGACCCTAAAGACCTTGAAAAAATGCAATATAACGCTTCCATGCTGAACAAAATTATGGAAGAGCTTGAGCGTCGTAAGAAGAATATAGAAGGTTTCGCTACAATATTCGGGAATATACGCGATGTATCCGACAAGGCACTTTCAACGCTTCGCCAGCGTTTACAGGAAGTGATGGGAACTACCAAGGAAGGAACTGAGGAAATGGCCAGATTCTCAGAACAGCTTCGCACGGTGGAAATGGAGCAATCGAGGAGGGTGACTCAGCAGGCAAAAACCACTTTGGGACAAGTTCAGACTGGGACGTTTGACGGGACTATCGGACAGACGAAAGAGGCTATCAAATTGCTTGAAGAATACAAGCAGAAGCTTAAAATAAGCGACACAAAGGGAATAAAGGAGGTCGAAGATGCTATTGCCACGCTTAATGGGAAAATAAAGACTACTTCTGATGAAGTTATAAGTCTGGATGAAGCTCTCGACAAGGCCGGTGAAGTTGGTATGGGTACTTTTGACGGGACGTACGAAGACCTTCAGCAGTTGAAAAAAACATTGCAGGACTATCAAAGCCAGTTAAAAGTGGGTAACACGAAACAACTGGATAAAATAAGGAATGCTTTTAAGGATATTGAATCTGCAGAGCAGGCGGTCTCCAATAAGCTTGTAAATGTAGACGATGTAATGAAACGCTTGCGTACGGCTCCGCTTGAAGAATTGCAACAGGCTTCCGCACAATTGCAGAAAGAACTAACGGAGTCAACCAGACGTACAGAGGAGTATGTAAAGACATCAGCTAAGCTTCGTCAGGTAAGTGCACAGATAGACGATGTGAAAAAAAGCTGGCAGGAGCACGACAACCAGATTGTAGCTACAGCGAAAAGACTTACATCGTATGTGCTGGTTTACGCCGGATTCAATGAAATCGTCGGGCGTATAAAGCAAATGGCTCAGGCGAATTTTGAACTTAGCGACAGCATGACTGACATCCAGAAAACAACCGGGCTTTCCAGTGAAGAGATTGCGAATCTTACAAAAAACATAGATAAGATAGACACACGAACGGCGCAGGAACAGCTTTATAGTCTTGCGGCTTCGGCTGGACAGGCAGGTCTGAAAACGGAGGAAGATGTGCTTGGATTTGTGCGTGCGGCAGATCAGCTTACTATTGCATTAAATGAACTTGGTAATGAAGGTGTAAACACCCTTCTAAAAATCAGCAATCTTACAGGAGAAGGTAAACTTCTGGGAACAGAAAAAGCTTTATTGGCTATTGGTAGTTCTATCAATGAATTGTCTGCTGCAAGTTCTGCCACAGCCGGACCTATTACCGATATTATTAACCGTATTGGCTCTGTGGCAAGCGTATCCAAGATTACTATGGCGGAAATGGCAGCTCTCGGTGCGGTTATGGATGAAAATGCTGAAAGCGCGGAAGTGGCAGGTACGGCTCTTACCTCATTTATATCTGCATTACAGACTAATACAAGGTCAATCGCTATGGCTGTAGGTATAGATGATAAAGTCATTGAAGACATGATAAGCGCAGGTAAAACCATGGATGCTATGCTGGTTGTTCTGGGTAAGTTGAAGGGGATGAGTGAAGAGGATGGATTGAAGGCATTAGCTCCTATAATGAAAGAATTTGGGAGCGAAGGAGAGCGTATGAACCGAGTTATCACTACGCTTTCACAGAACACTGATGTACTTCGTTCTCGTGTAGAATTATCACGCCAGGCGTACGCTGAAGCCATTAGTGTGACCAATGAAGCAAATATTAAACAGGAAAGTGCCATTGGTATAGTAAACCGACTTGGCAACGAAATAAAGGAAACATTCGTTAATTCAAATGCCGTAGAAAGACTAAAAGAGTTTCTATCCACGCTACTTGATTTTGTAAAATGGTTAAAAAGCGGATCTGACGGAGCAGAAGTATTTAAAACTTCAGTTACTTCACTTGTTCTTGGGCTTGCATCTTTTACGGTTGCAGCAAAAGCGGCAGGTGCGGCAATATTCACAGCAAGTACATATACAACGTTGTGGAAGGAAGGATTTTCTGCATTGAATACAGCCATGAAAAAAAATGTAATTGGACTTGTGGTTGCCGGAATAACTACGCTTGGTTATGCTGTATATGATTTGTTGACAAAAGTTAGCGATATTACAAAAGCCACCAATGATTACAACAAGGAACTTGAGCGTGAAAGGCTTCGTGTAGATGCGCTTTTTGAAGGGGCAAAGAAAGAGAATCAGGAAAAGGATGTAAAACTGAAACTTATCAACCAGATAAATGACCGATATGGAGATTATATAGGATTCCTCCTTACGGAAGCTGACAGTAACGAAAAACTTTCTGCTGCACAGGAACTTGTAAACGCTAAAATACGTGAAAGGCTATCGTTGCTTTTAAAGGAAAAACTTCAGGAACAAGCGGCTGAAAAGACCGCATCAGGAGTAAGTACAGCACTTGGTAATATAAAACAAGGACTTCAAGAAACACAGGGTATTTCAGATGTACGGTCAGATGAAGCGTTGCGCGTAGTGCAGCAGATAGTAAACCGTGATATTAAAAAGCCGGTAGATGAAATTGTAAAGCAGGTTTACGCTACCTTGCGTGAAAAGTTCTCCACGGAAGGGAATGCCTACACTTATCAGGATTTTTTCAAAGTAAGTGAAGGGGTTCGCGATTATATCAATGTGCTGAAAGATTACGACAAGGCAGTTGATTCGGCTGTAACTGAAACGGAAGAGAAAATAAACGCAGCAAATCAGGATGTAAAGGCGGCAAATACTAAAATGCTGAATGCCATTACATCCGAATGGAACGAATTGCAGAAGGTAAAAACAGATTCATTGAATGAAAACCAGCTTTTAGAACACAATGAGAAGCTGAAAAAGGCAGCCAATGAATATATCAAAATAGCCAAACAGCAGATTTCTCTTCTTTCTGGCGAAGAGAAGCAGCAGTTGCAAAGCTATGTGGATTTCTATGAGAAAGCCATTTCGCAGGTAGAAAAGACTTCCAAGCAAAAAGAACCGAATATATGGGGATATGGACGCACAATAGACGATGCAAGTGTAGACCAGCTTGTAGCTAAATACAAGCAACTTTTTGCTGAAAGAACAAGTATGCGAAAAGATGCCGACTATTCTACTGCATACGCCAAAGAATTTAAGGATAGGGCAGAAGCTATGGACTGGTACATGAAGAAACTGAAAGAAATTGAAGCACAGCTTAACAAGATGGGGTATAATACCAGTGGAGAGCTGTTGAACGACAAGTCCGGCTCCAGGGGCGAAAAAAGAGAAATGAATGATGAAATGACCGCTGCGCTTTCTGCACTTGAAACATATTTTGTATCCCGTGAAACGCTGATAAAGGAACGGCGTGCAAATGAGGGAATTACCGAGCAGGAAATGAACCGGCAGCTTGAAGCTAACGAATTTGAGCATCTTAACGCACGGATAAAACTTCGCAGGGCATTCCTTGGTGACATGGAATCGCTTAGTAAGGAAGAACTGAAAACCTACGGTCTTGAGGGTAAAGACTTGGAAAAACTGTCAAAGTACCTTCTGGATAAAGGTCAGGCCATGCAAGACGGAATAAGGCTTAAACTGGTAGAAGACGAACTGAAGATGCGTGAAGACCTGCTGAAGCACCAGGAAGCCATACGGAAAATTCTTCTTGACAATGACTATACCGGGCAGGTAGACAAGGAATTTATGTCTGCAATAGACAAACTTGAACTTCTTTTCGGGAAGCAGGAAGAAATGACAGAGGAATCCGGTATTCGGCGTATGAACATTCTCCGTTCCATGTCTCAGGAAGCATATCTTATTGATGTGGAGGAGTTCAGGAAAAGAATTGAAGCGCAGTCTGAATTTTCCGAATGGAGAAAAGACAAGACTACGGAAGACTATCAGGCGCTTCTTTACATGCTTCAGAAGTATAATGATGACTACGAAGCAGCAGAAAACCGTGCCATTGAGCGCAGGAAAAAGATTGCCGAAAAGAAATGGGAAAAGAGCGGACAGAAGGAAGACTGGCAGACAAGGACCGATGAATCTCAGGCAAACGTTGACTTGATGCAGACCGCAAGCGGACTTGGTCTTGCTTCAGACAGCATGGTGGAGGATGCGAAACAGGAATACTACAAGCTGCGGATAGAAGCATCGAAGGCTTATCTTGAACAGATGGAGCAGGAAATGCAGATGGAAGTTGACAAAGCTTATCAGGAAAAGCTGCTGGCAGACGCAAAGCTGGAGGAAGTTGAGGGCACAGACCTTGAAGCGGATTACAGGGACAGGTCGCTTGAAGCAAATGCGGCATACGAAGCAGCAAAGCGCGCACAGATGCAAATGACGCTCGATGCCCGGCAAAAATTGAATGAAGCCATGAATGACCTAGATAATCAGGAGATGGAAATTCAGGAACGTAAACTGAATACATTGAAGGAATATACCGATGCCATTGTGGATTTCAGCGGGCAAATGGGCGAAGCGGCTTTTGGAGAAGTGGAAGACAGAAAACAGGCTGCCCAACAGCTTATTCAGACAACCATGAATCTTACAAAGCAACTTATTATGCAGAAGATTCAGGAACTTCTAACCAAGAAGGCGCTTAAAAAACAGGAAGTGGCTATTGAGCAGTCGGGAAACCAGTCAATTGTGCAAAGCGCCGGAAGTACGATCATTTCCGGGCTTGCAGCGAGCGAAAAAGGAATGGGCGGTAAAATAACGGGCGCTATTGCCGGCGGTTCTGCTAAAATTATAGAAGAGTTGGGCTGGTGGGGTATTCCTCTGATAGCCGTAATTTCTGCTGCGTTAAATGGACTTATGGGACTTGCTATGGGCGCATTTACAAAGTCAAAACAGGAAGTTGCGGCAGTAACTGGAGCATCATCAAGCAGCAAGGGCCGTGTAGCAGCCGGAATGCTTACCTACGCAGAGGGTGACTATCCGGTACTTGGGAACGACGGACAGATATACAACGCACGCTACCAGAAGGAACTGAAGACGGGCGTGTACGGCGGAGGTGCGCATTTCGGTATTTTCTCTGAAAAGAAGCCTGAAATGATTGTGGACGGCGATACTACACAGAAGCTTATTCTGAACTATCCGCACATCTACGACAGCATTCTCACCATTGCGCGGCACGGGCAGCTTAAATCGGCCGCCATGCCGACATTTGCCAGCGGGAACTATCCTTCTATGCCGGCGCAGATTACACAGGTAGCATCCGGAGCTGCGGATATGACCATGCAGAACGAGCAGATGACACAAATGCTCGGGAGTGTGGCCGAAGCGCTTTCCACACTGAACGAGCGTCTGAGCAAGCCGATTCGCGCCGCCGTAGACCCATACGGGAGCAAGGGTGCGGTAAACCAGTTGAACAAAGCCAGCAATTTTATGACTAAACGCGGACTGATAAAATAATGACACGATGAAAGGACTACAGATAAAGATTAACAGCCAGTGGGTAAAGCTGTCGGAAGATTTTTCCATTACACTGGAGCAGTCGAACCCGCTTTTCAATGACCAGGGAACATTCTCGTTCCCTTTCGAAATTCCGCTGGAACCAAACCGCGAAATTTTCAAGAATATAGCCGATCCTTGGGGAGACATTAACCTGAAGGACATTGACCGTATGCCCGCAGAGCTTTGGGTGGACGGCATAATGATATACCGTGGTGTGATAGAAACCGACGATGAAGTGGAGTTCGAAGATACACTTCCGGTCACATTCATTTCCGGTAACAGTGATTTCATGGACCGTATAGAGGGAATGAATGCAAGGGATATTCCGCTCGACAGGGAGATAAAACTTGGATATAGGGTAAAATCAGCTTCCACACAATTTGTATGGGGAGATGACGATCTGTACTTTACCGTTTATTTAAGTGATGGTGTAATGAATTACACGGAAAGTAATGAATCAGATCCGTATCCGTCAAAAACTTATTGTAACGTGAGAGTATGTACTCCAAATAATTCAGGAACTTATAATGTACTAAGGCCTAAAAGACCTTATAGTGGAGTATGCTTTTATGTATTGTATCTTTTAGACTGCTTCTTTAAGTATTTGGGAATTGGAGTTAATAGAAATGAACTTTTGGATGTAGACGATATGTGTCGTCTTGCATTTTTTTCTACTCAGTGCCATACCGAAGAAAAAGGGAACACATTTTCTGTTTCATATTCTGATATTATATCAGAAAAATTTATGGGAAATTCTTTTTCTCTTAAATATGATTTGAAATATCTTGTTAATCCTAATTTCAGTAATCTTTATATAACTATAAAAACTTTTTACAGTCAGGACTTTTCATATAAAGGAATTAATGTTTATGCTACAAATGAAAACTTTCCAGATCTTGAAATGAAAGACTTAATAGAAGATTTGCAAAGTGCTTTTGGTATTCGGTTCTTGTACGACAGTGCAAAAAATACAATGGATGTCATATATATAAAAGACATTCTGAAATCGAATGAAATATCCATTCTTGATGTAGAAATAGTAGATATACAATTAAAAAGGACAAAAGAAAAAACTATTCGTATTTCTTATGGGAAAGATGATGATACATCATTTAATTATGATGATTATTCCAATGTGAAGGAAAAGAATAATTACATGGAGATTCTTCAGCAGGGACAAGCATCAAATGACACTACATGCTATCAGGATAAACTTACAGGGAACTCCTATCGTATAAAAGTGGACAAGAATACTGGAGGAAATCCTTCGTTGTTTGAGGTTGGTGGATTCCGTGATTATGTAATTGGTGGAACATCATCGGAAAGTGATGAAGAAGAAATATCTCTAAATTTTTCTCCTGTTATGATTAATGATGTAAATGGTTCAGATGTTGTATCTAAAGCAATGGAAGGAGAAAATGGAGAACAGTTGCTTGCTGTTTTTGCGGATCAGGAATTGTTGTCAGATAAAAATATAAGTATAAAATTTATACCAGAAGTATTAGGCCTTAACCTGTATAATTTGATTCGATACAGGCATGATATTACTCTGAGCTATCTTTCCGATGAAAATTATGACAAAGAATCAGCAGAAGAATCACCCATGCGTACTTACGATGCCGGATTTTGTCTTGGAATCATGCGCGGTCCTGGTAGCAAATCTGGCATAGACTATAGTCCTAATTACGACGGTGAAGGAAACGACTCGTGGGTACATACGGTAGCCAACAGTGCTTTTACAGCCGACAGCTGCGATAACTTTGGACGGTTCTTTGATTACAACGGCACGGAGCAGGGTGGAGTAGACCAGCTCGGACGATTCTCGCTCAAGCTGGTGGCCGGGAAAGACAAGTATCCCGCTTCTCAGGCATACCAGGACCGTGGGCTGGTGTCAAAATTCCTTTCGGAGTATCTTTACTTCCTTTACAACCGGAAGACCGTGATACTGACAGTAAGAATGACCATATCGCAGATTGCAGGACTCGATATGCTCAAGCGCTACCAGATAGGTAACTATGTGGGATTCATTAACAAGTTATCCTACAGCATTGACCGTAGCGGGATTACGGAGGTGACAATCGAACTATATACCATTTAATGAAGAAATAAAACATGGCAATACAGGTATTACAGCAGCCGCCACAGATAGCATTTGCAGGCGACCCCATAGTGGTTAAGGCAAAAACCACGCTGAGCGGAAAAACTTTTCTCCGCATAAAGATTACGGTCAATGCCACCGCATTTGCCGCATCGGAAGAGTTTCCTTATTCTGAAAGCTATTCCTTTGAGGTTGGTTCCGACGGGATAGCAGTTTTCAACATCGGAGAGACCATAAAAACTGCGCTGTCAAGAAAGATGACGTTTGATGTGAACGGTACGCAGAGCCTTTCACAGATGATATACGCTGCACGATACACCATTACCTACAAGGAATCATATCTTGACGGTATGGTAGAGATAGAAGAAGGTGAAACCACTTCCGAGCAGTACAATGCCATACCCGGAAGGCTCACGGAGTTTGAACGTCTTACCACATCAAATGTAGATACCACAGAGATTTTAGGTGAGGGACGTATCTTGAGCCGTAAACCGGAGGGAGATATTGTCCCATTGGGATGGATACTGTGTATTCCTGCAGTAAGTACCCGATCGGACACCATTACCTACAGCGTAGTGCAGGGAGAAGAATCGAAAGAATATTCCGAATACACACGTGGTGCGCTGGTCCCGGATTCATTGCAAATAATCACATCATCGTTGAAGGAAGGTGAGCTTACAGTGAACACCGGATTTGAAACCGGGAAGAAGCGCTATGCGGTAAAGACAAACCCGCTCATGCGCCACTTCATATTCCTGAACGGGTTCGGTTTGATGGAAAGTGTAGTCGCTTTTACGCGCGATTCGCTGGAGTATGACATACAGAGTGAGCTTTACACGCTTCCTGCTGACATTTCCTACCGTGCTACCACGCGCACTGCCAGCTATGCACAGACGCCTTCAGGAACTTTTTCCATGAGCAGCGGATTTGTAAACAGAGAGTGGGCCGAATGGTGGCTCACGGAATTTGTGGTGACGCGAAAGGCATGGATGTACGATAACGGCACATACATACCCGTCGCCATCATACCAGAAGAGACGAACAAACTTTATGACCGCGCTAAACCAGGTCTTATTTCCGTGAATTTCAGTGTGCGGTATGGATTCTCAGGAAGTACTATGAACTCATTCGTCTAACGGAAGGAATCCTTCTCCGTTTTTCTTCTGTAGTTTTTCTTTCAACCGGATAACCTGCTGGCGGAGCATACGGTTCTCTTCCAGCAGGATTTCCGCACTGGTTACACCAAATGAAATATCCATGCGATTCTGATCCGAAATAAGATAGTAAGGTGTTACTTCCAACCGGTTGCATATCTCCAGCATGTCTTTTATTCGCATGGTGCTGTTTTCTTTTCGCCATGCACGAAGTTTCCATTCGCTAATATTCATACGTTCAAGCAGTTCCGAGCGGTTTATACCCGTCACGCTCTCCTTCCCGAAAAAATCATTCACATATTCCGGATGGAAAACTACCGTCTTCCAGTTGTCCGACCGGTAATAGTCGTACACATTTACTTCTGGAACAATGCCGTTATCCCGATAGAATATGTGTCTTGTGCTGATATGGTATTTGTTGCAAAGTTTCACCAGCGAGGTAATCAGCATGTTTCCTTCGATGAACAGTTCGCTGAAATTCTGCATGCCGGCATCCTGAATCACTTTTCGTCTGGACACTCCCACGACGATATGAAAGTTCTCCAGCAGTCCCCAGTTAGCCTTCCATTCCCTGACTTTCCTGTCTGCGTAGGTATATTCGGTGCTTTCTTCTGCCACAAGCTCCGTTTCCTTGATTCTTGCTTTCAGCTTGCGGTTTTCATCCAGAAGTGATATTCGTTCCTGCCGGTATTGCCTTATAGCCTCTTTGAGTTCCGAAATTTCCTGCCACACGCGCGGCGATATTTCCGTCTCGGTGGCCGCGTACTTTTCAAGCTTCTCATTCTCGTCTTCCATGAACACGTCTATGTCGATTCCGAAACGGTTGCATATTCCGATAAGCCAGTTAACCGTACACCCTCCTATCTTCGGATTCTGCCACCTTACGATACTGGTGACTGATATTCCGCTCTGACGCGAAAATTCAGCAAGCGAAGGAATTTTGGTAAGTCCCTGCGGACCGTAGAGCCAGCGCAAGTTTTCGGGTATGAATCTCACCTCTTTAAAATCTTCATCAGGTATGACATATTTGAAGCGATTACCGAGTAAATTTTCAGGAGGAGCCGACATAATGAAGTTTGACAGGCTTATGTGGAATGTGTTGCACACCATTACGATGTCATGCACGAGTATATTGTCTTGATTATCAACCTTTCTTTTATACATGTATGATTTTCCGTACACCTTCTCCGACACGCCTTTTTCGCTCAGACCGAAGAGCTTGGGAAGATTATTGAACAGGAAAGAATTGAAATAGTACATAAAAAAATCAGTTTAAAATTGTTATTTCCGTAACAATTATAATGCGATTGTCAAATTAAAATTGTTACTTTGTAGGTAAAAATAACAAAAAACGACCGAAACCGCAAAAGCGAGAAACGACAATATATATCAGAAGTATGAAAATGAGCATCATTGAAGCATTATCCGAAAAAAAGTTGAGCCCCATGCGGCTGGGATTTAGCCGCTACCTGGTGGAACATTACGGAATGAGCATGAGCACGGCGTACCAGAAGATCAGGTTGAACCGCGTGCGCCGGTGGGAGGAGGAAGGCGTGGAAAAATGCCTGAGAGATTTTGATCCTGACTACGAAGGGGAACTGAAAGACTTCTTTTCCGGTGTGAGAAAGAAGGAAGAATTTATCGAGTTCATGAAAGAACGAGGTATGGGCGAACATGCGCTGCGTGCGCATTTCCGTAACTTCGATTTCACGGAAGTAGAGCTTCGCGGGCTGGAATCTATTTATAAGGAGTACAAGAAACAAATGGAGGAAATGTGATGGGATACATGCTGGAAAGACAATGGGAAGCGCACACACGCATTCAGGACGGATTCTCAAGAATTGTTTTTGAAGACGGAGAGGAAATCACGGTAAAGAACGACGGAAAGACGGGAATTGACTTCGTAGAGGAATACCTCGACGAGATGAAGAAAAACTATCCCTCACACCTGGTGGCAGCCGACCAGCTTCTGCAGATGCGACTTGGACGTTCTTATAAGACCATACGGAACCTTCGCAGCCGCTATCTGTCAGAGCTTGCGCTGGTAAGCCTGAACTGTTGTTTCGGACGCGAGGACGATATTCCCGACCATGAAGGTCCGGAAGACTTCAATACCGAGAACACGCACTGCCCTATGCGATATAACTGTCCGTTCAACGGATTCAACCCCGCCTTCAAGGATAAAAAGGAGGTGTGCTGCAATCCGGTGTACGAGTGCGGACTGACTCCCACTCAGGCTGCTGTGGCGAACATGCTGGTAAATACTTCGCTCACCTACGAAGAGATTGCCGACGAAATGGGATGCAGCTATTCCAATATAGACAACATGCGGAAACGTATTTTTGCGAAGTTGGGTGTGGCTACACGTCCTGAGCTTATGTTGACACTAAAAGGAAAGCGGCTGGTATGAAACGAAGCAGAGCGGTATATGAACAGCGTTTCCATGTGCGTCACACGGAAATAGCGATAGGCTATCCGGAAGGTAGCGTGAGCATAGCTTGCGGCAACCTGTCGAAGTCGTGCATGCAGAAGCTTATGAACGAGCTGGTGTACGACGGATATTCTTCCACAGGAAGCGTGCAGGAAAATACGATTTACCTGCATGAGCCAGACCCTATGATGTGCCTGCCAGATAGCCTGAAAGAAATGATACAAGCAAAAATGGAAAGCATGAACTACGAGGTGACATTCCTCTTTTAAAATTCCCTGAAATGATTTCTGACAAGACAGTTGATAAACTCAATGCGCTCCCGCTTCCCGACGTGATGCGCAACAACGGATACCTTCCCGCATCGCAGACCGCACGCAGCGTATTCTACCGCTGCCCGTTTCACGACGAGAAGAACGGAAGTTTCTGTGTGAGCAAGTTCCCCCCAAAGGGCGAACGCTATGCCGCCTTCAATTGCTTCGTATGCGGCGAGCAGAACCGGAGCAAAGGGGTAGGGGCCATCATGCTGCAGCAGCGCCTTCTGGAACGCGCAGGAGAGAAACACGACTTTCCGGACGCGGTGAACCGGCTGGCCAAAGACTTCAACCTGATTATTGAAGGAGATTACAAGAACGGATTCCTCCACCTGGCACGCAAGACCGCCCCGCAGCCGGAAGTGGATTTCCGCATCCGTAAGGGCGAGTTTACACCCGCTGAGCTCCGTGCGCTGGGCTGCCAGGTGCTCCCCGTGTTCCGCGCCGGGAAAAACACAAGCGAAGGCCCCGAGCAGACAGCCGTGACCGATGCCGACGGAAACAACCTGTTGCGCTGTTCGTTCAATCCCGATTTCTACCGGGGAAACACACCCGCTCCCTTCGACAGCACCCAGCTCCGCACCATGTTCAACCTCTATCCGCTGGAAAGCTATGTCACACCCGAGAAGGCCGATGCCGACGGCGTTCTGACCAGCTACGAAGTGAAGTCCACACCTTCTTACCCGGTATTCCTTTTCCGCTACGAAGACGAGAACGGCTGGTGGGCACGGAAATATGAGCCCTATTTCCGCGAGACAACCGATGCGGACGGCCGCCGCCAGCCCAACTACAAGTTTACCTGGTGGTACCAGGGAGGAAGCCGTCCGGAAGGATTCTACAAGGAAATCTACGGCGACGCTGACGTGATGCGTGCCCTGCAGACCGGACGTGTGGAAACCTCCGACAAGGAAGGGCATCCCATTATCAATATAGAGAAAACCCGGGTGGACGAGCAGGGACGGCGTACCCGTGCTTTTGCCGACGTGTTCCGCCGGATTGTGATCTGTTCCGGACCGCGCGATGCCATCAATGTGTACTTCCATAGCGACGCTCATGTGGTGTTTCCCCACTCCGAGAGTGTGGAGATTTCGTCGGAAACGATCCGTCGCCTGCTGGACATCTCCATGGAAGTGTTTGTGCTGTATGACATCGACCGCACCGGCATACGCGCCATGAACCGGCTGGCCCTGAAACACGTGGAACTGAAAGTGCTCTATCTGCCCGAAGACCTCTCCACCCAGTACAATCCCCGCAGCGGGAAAACGTGCAAGGATGCCGAAGAGTTCTTCAACTTCTACCCGGCAGTGATGCGCCGCAATGAAAAGCTCATGCACACCAACGTAAACCGCTACTTTGACGACCTGCTAAAGACCGCCCGCCGGATGCGGTTCTGGGATGTGCAGTACCAGACAAAAAAGCAGGAAGACGAAAGCAAGGTAGTGGTCCGGAAATATACCCTGAACTTCGATAATATGGCCCAGTTCCTTTCGGCCAACGGATTCTACAAATACACCGACGAAGCGGATACCACCAAGTTTGTGCATATCAGCAACAACATTGTCGATGTGGTGGAAGAGAGCCAGGCACTGAGCGAAGCCAAGGAAATCATGAAAGACTTTCTGATATACAACTCACAGTATTACTCCGAGGAACTGAGCAACGCCATCAGTACCCAGAAGAAAATCGGACGCGACACCATGTCCGGCATTAAGAAAGTAGACCTGAACTTCATGTCGTGGGGAAAAGATTTCGATTATTTCTTCTTCCGCAACTGCGCCGTGAAGGTAACGGCCGACAGCATCGAGCCGGTGGACTACGTGGACCTGCCTTTCCATGTAAACCGAAAGGCCATTATCGACGCTGACTACCATCCGCTCAAGTCCCCTCTGTTCACTATAGAGGAGAATCCGGAATATGCCGCACGTAAGGAGCTGAACGATCAGCGAATGGCCGACAAGCGGATGAACGAGAACGAGCGCCGCCGTGAGGATGCAGAGTTCATCGCCTACCAGCGTCTGTACCGCTTTCTGCTGAAAATGCCGAAAGACATTGACCAGATGCCTGTCTGCGTGCAGTGGCTGTACGACACCAGCCGCATACACTGGCGAAAGGAAGCCGAAGGCTATCCGCTTACCGAGCTGGAAAAGCAGCGCCAGGACATGCACTTCATTTGCAAGGTTGCCCTGATGGGTTACATGCTTTCGCGCTACCGTACAGGTACCATGCAGAAGATGGGAGTCGTGACGGAGTACACCGTAGCCGACGAAGGAAAGAACAGCGGAGGTACCGGAAAAAGTTTCTTCCGTTCCTTCTTCGAGCTGGTGCGGAAGGTGTGCTACATCCCCGGTCAGACCTTGAAGAAGAAAGAGAACATGGCCAAGAACTTCGACAAGTTCCATTATACCGTAGACAGCATGTGTCTGATAGACGACCTTCGTCCCGACATGATGGGCAGCGAGTTCTACAACATTACGGACAACATTACGGTAAAGACCCTGTATCACGATGAAATGACACTGCCGCGCGAGGCAACCCCGAAGATATTCATTACCATGAACAAGATGCCGTTCGACATGACCGAAGGAAGCACCTCACGCCGTATCTTCCTGGCCATGCAGAGCGATTACTATCACGACGAGGACTACGCCGGCCAGTTCAAGAAACGCACGCCGCAGACCAAGTTCGGGAAAGACATCTTCCTGGAAGCCACCGAAGAAGAACGCGACGAAGCGGTGTACATGATGCTGCAAAGCTGTCAGTTTTACCTCGGCCTGCAGGAAAGCCTGATACCGCCCATGTCGCAGGACGGACAGATGCGAATCCTTTACTCCGCCATCAAGGACCAGGTATTCATTGACTGGGCCAACCATTTCTTTGCGAACCAGTGGCACTGGTGCCGTCCGGTATCTATCAGTGAAATGGCCATCAGCTACCTGGAACACCGGGGCGACGTGGTGACATTGCAGAGCGTGAAATCCGTGAAGAACGAAATGATAGAGAAGATGCAGGCTTACTGCTTCAATATGCAGTACACCATGAACCCTTCCATCGTCTACCGCTCGGACAAAGGCTCCAAATATCCCCGTCACTACGCCTGGGAGCAGGAGTTTATGAACGACACGATCCGCCGTGAAGAACGCACCCGAAAATCTACCCGTGTGTGCTTCTTCTACAAGCTGGGTGAGGAACCCAAAGACTCCAAGGAGATACTTTCCTGCCCGGAAACCGACGAAGAGTGGGAGGAAAAGAAGCGCTTTGAAGATGATTAATAACCTTAAAAAGAAAAGAATATGGCAAGAATTTTAAAACATGAAATCCCGGCAGCATCAGAGTTTACGCTCCCGCTTTACGAGGGAAGCAAGCTGCTGAAACTTGATGTGGTAAACGAGAAAGCATATATCTGGGCATTGGAAGATGAATCAAAGCCAAAGCGGGGAGTAAAGTTCCGTATGGTAATGACCGGTGAAGAATTAAATCTCGACCCTTTTATGGTGTATATAGGCACGTTTATACTTTTCAACGGTTCGTTTGTAGGTCATCTGTTTATGGACACTTCTGTGCCGGTTGCAATGAGCATAGGACTTTAAAATAGTGGGAGATATGTGGATTGATATAGTTATTTGGTGCTTGGTGTTTTCACCAGTCATAGTCGGAATAATTTTGTACAAATATCTCGATTATAGGGGTAAAAAGATTTGCGATTTTAGAGCTATGATAGCCGGATTATGTCTTGAATACGACATACGTCATTTACATCATGAGGATATTTATCAATTCATGTATTCTGAGCAATGGTTCTTAAATAAATACAACTATGAACAGATGCTATTCAGTATAAAACCACTGAAACTCGAATATTGGTACACAAAAGAAGAATTGGATAAGATTTATAATTAATAAAATTTAGATGAACGTCATGAACACACCGATTATCATGGAAGAATCCTATTGGGCAAACAGTACGCTTTCTATTGCCCGATATTATGGTGGAATTGTATTCAGGAGGAAAGAATACTTCATCGTAAACAAGGATGGAATTAAGCTGCTTGAGTTAAGCGACCCTGACAGCCCACACTACGTAAAAGGAGGTATGGCCATTCCACCCGGAGAACCGGCCGACCTGGTACAGGATGAGTGGATTCCAGTCTACAAGGCATTAGGAAGGAAGAAAACCTTTGAGCTGGTACAATCTGGTAAGACACTGGGTGAAGCTTTGAAGGTAGTAAAAGAGATTAAGAAATTGAAGAAGGATGGAAAAGCAAGATAAACCAATACTTGATGTATGTTGTGGGAGCCGGATGTTCTGGTTCGACAAAGAGAATCCGCTTGCTTTATTTACAGACATACGAAATTTTGAAGATACACTTTGTGACGGTAGGAAAATTTCTGTGAAGCCCGATAAGATTGAGGATTGCACAAACCTTTCCTTTACTGATAATACCTTTAAACTTGTCGTATTTGACCCGCCTCATTTGGTAAGAGCTGGTGAAAACAGTTGGTTGGCCAAAAAGTACGGAAAATTGCCGAAAGACTGGAAAAGTTTCATTAATGGCTCCATACATGAATGTATGCGAGTGCTGGATGATTACGGTGTACTTGTCTTCAAGTGGAATCAGGACCAGATAAAAGTAAAGGAAGTAATCAATGCTATTACGGATTACAAACCTTTGTTTGGCCATACTACAAAGAATAACGGTACGACTATCTGGATGTGTTTTATGAAAATGCCGAAAAGCTAATAATTATAATTGAAAGATATGAGTCATGAAAGTCGTAAGAGAAGGTGAAATAAAAGAATGGGAAGTCGAGTGTCCTAAATGTAAATCTCTGCTTAGATACGGACATGAAGATATTAGAACTAACTTCTTTACAGGTCATGAAAATGTGAAATGCCCAATTTGTGGAGAGATTATCGGTACTGAACTTGCAAAAGAAGTAGAACAGGAGAAGGCAGATAAACCTATACTAATTTGATAAGCTTATGGATATTGCAGATTTATTGAAAGATAAAAGAGGAGTATTGAAATACATACTTCAGACAATAGAGTCCAGCACGAAAAATGCAAAAGGTCTTCTTTCCATGAAAGAAAGAGGATTCTCGGATGCCGGTATGCTTGAAAAAGTAATAGAAGTAACAGCCATTCAGTCAAGCCAGATACAGGCACTCGCCATGATAGCACTGGTAAGCCTGCAAAGCAGCGATTTCGACAAGCAGGTAGGCGAAATGATGAATAAGATGGGACGCGGCGATGAAGCATTGCAGATCATGCTGGATAAGAAGTTGAGGGGAGAGTGACCATGCTAACACTACAAGAATTAATCACGTTAGGGAATGCCCGCTCAGAGATAAAGGAATTACTGGAAGAAAGCAGATGTCCAATGTGTTGCTACTGTAAGCATATAAGAACGAAACTTGAACCAGTTTCTCCAGGGGAAACCTTAATAATTCATTATTGTGATTTTTCCGGAGATGAAGTTGGATATAATCAGGGATGTAAGAATGGTAAGTTTGAAAAAAAAGAATGACTTATGCTATTAAAGAAAAACTTTTCCGTGGTTTTTGAAGCCGGGACACCACCGGTTAGATTCCGTGAAGAATACCTTCTTCCGGTCCGTACAGAAGAAGAGCAGACGGAACATTCAACGCTTTACCAGGCGGCGAAAGGAGCCATCGCAAAAGATTTAGGAATTATGAGGTGCAATGTGCGGATTCTGAAAATCATGGAAACGCATAACCACTTGATTGTTGAGTAGAACTATAAATCGAAATACATAACCTATGTTTGAACTAATTAGAGTCTTTCCCAACCATGCTTCTCCATACGTAGGAGGATATGTGGATTTTGACAAGCAATACACTGTCGGAGAGTTCATCGAAGAAACCCTGAAAAAGTACCCGGCTATTAGCGGTTCCTTCGTCATAGATGCGACTTCACTCGTCGCATACTACCGGAAAGGAAAGCTGTTGAATAAAGAGTTCCCGGAAAGGATTTTAAGAGCCAGGATTGCGGCTGTCTCCTTTTATACAGGAAGGAACAAAGCAGATTATGTAATCACTAAATTTGATGGAAAATGAAAGAAGAAGAAAAGAGAAACCGTATATATCAGATTGCAAAAGATATTCAATCTGGTAAACTTTTCCCTTGTTGTGAATTTTGCCGGCATTATGGTCGTAACATAAGAAAAGTAAATAATGAGACGGCAGAGCTCACTTTATATTGTAGATTGACAGGAGAAGGGAAAGGCCAACGTGAGCTTTGTGAGAGTTTCCAGGGAAGGGATGCTTCATTGGAGGAAGATAACAAGAGTGAAAACGAATATCTTCAGAGGTATATACAGCCATTAGAATACGCAGGAATTGTCAATAGAGTGCTTGAAAGTACGATTTCTAATCAGATGGTACTTTATGCAGCAAAGAAAATACATGGTAAGACAGTAGAGATCCAAATAAATATGGATAACTACGAAACGCATACAATTACATTTTTCATGGATGATCCTAAGCCACAAAAAACAGGCGACCGGATTTGGTCGAAAACGACCATTCCTTCTTCCGAAAAATGTGGAGACTCTTATTCGAGATTATTAGCTGATTCCATAAAAAATGCTTTAGCTGAATTTGAAGAGTTTTGTAAAAATGAAGAATAACATCATGAAAGAAGAAGAAAAAGAACTTTTGCTGGAAGATATTTCAGCCAGATTACCGTTCCGATTGGCGTTTATCACTAAACAAGGGATGATTGAAATGGACGTTATAAACTTAGCCGACCAATATAAGGTATGGGCTTATAAGAAAAAAGACAAGAATGGTAACGAAATTGGCCTGAATGCCGAAACATTAAAAGGCGAAAGATGTCGCGGGAAAGGGTTCAGATTGGGAGATATAAAACCGATACTCTATCCGCTGTCCTCAATCACAGAAGAAATCTTTGTGAACGGATCGGAAATCTGTCCGATGAACTATCTGGCAGAAGCATTCGATTTCGATGGGTATATGGGCCTTTATACCACCTGGAATTTCGACGAAGAAAGAGAATGCGTGGAGTTCTTCGCCTGGGGATGTAAGGTGTGCGAAATGAGCTTGCAGAGCTTCTTTATTACACCGGAAGAAGGAAAGCATAACAGCACTCAATTGGGCATTCGCCATTTCCAGCAAGTCTTTCACGTGCTGCATCAGTGTCACATAGACTACCGCAACCTGATCGTACAAGGGCTGGCCGTTTCAGCTTTAGTTTTGGATAATAACCCTTATAAATAAGCTATGGAAATAAAGAACGGAATCATAAAAGACGGTATAATATACGAATCGAAAGAATCAATTCTTGATTCATGTAACGGATGCAGTATTTCAGGCACAGATATGTGCAAAAAAGAAAAACCATGCCTTCTGTTTGGGGAAAGGAATATACTTACCAAAGTAGGTAAAGTATCTCAGATATTGACATGCGATAATGAGTACGCATACCTCTATGTATCCCATCAAAGTGACATACTGAAATTCCCGAATGAAATTGATCCTCCAGGATATGAAAGGGATTATTATGAAGGAGATTTTGTATTTAAGGAAGGATGTGGGTTTACAAAGTATAGGATAAAGTCCGAAGAGTTTAGTATATCATACAGACTAGATTGTGGGAACAGAACTACAATAACGACATTGGATATATGCTTGCAAAATTTACCAGATGAGAAATATGCCGATATAATTCAAAATATAAATGGTGAAGACTTGGTTTTGCTGTTAGAATTTAGGGATATGTATTGCGTTTACAGTTCTGGCTATCGGAATGAGGTTTGTATTTATCGAATAGACCAAAAGCTTCACCTTAAAGTGGAAACTATAATTTGGTTTTATATGCCATATTTGAAGTCAGGGAAAGTAGAAATAATAAGAGAAGTATTATAACATAGGAAAATGTAATTATGACAGCAGAAGAGTTTTTGAAAAAGCAATCAATGTATGAATTTAAAAACGGGGTTAGTCATCCACCTGTAAAAATAGTCACATACGATATAGCTTTAGCTGCATTGCAATTAAAAGAGTATGAAGTTATCACTGATAAGGAACGAAAAGGATGGGTATGCCCGGTATGTGGTAGGGCCTATGCTCCGAGTGTATCTGAATGTACTGAATGTAATAAAAATAGAGAATCAACATGATTAAGCTATACAGAGCAGACCAGATGCACCCTTCCTCGTCGGTAGTGGCGCTATCAAGCCTGCAAAAGACTGTCAGGAAGAGCAGAGAAGTAACAGATAGACTGATTCAGCAGCTGATTGATACTGGATACATCCCGGAAGAAAAGAAGCCCGAACTTCTGTCTGTCTTCGACAAAGAAATGACCGAGTACACAAAACTCAAAACAAAGAAGAAAAAAGCATGAAAGAAATGGAGAAAGAAGAAAAACAAAGAGAGCACGTTGATATGCAGGATGCCTTTGACGCATTGATGAGCGGCCTTCTGACAAACGTAAAAGAAAGGCAACCTGACCCGAACGAGGAGGTTATCTGCCGTATGGTGTCAAACGGAGCATTCGTAAGCGGATACATCTACCAGGAAGACGGGAAATACAAAGTGGCCACTTCTCCCGATTTTCATTTTGAGGACTACGGAGGTTATGAATGTGACTACTGGTTCCCGAAACCAAAACTTAATAAAACAAACGATTAAAATTATAGAATCATGAAAGATTATTTTTTGCCAACATTGTTTATTGTATTCCTTGTACTGAAACTAACTCACGTAATTGACTGGAGCTGGTTGTGGGTAACTTGTCCTTTATGGGCGATTATTGCAATCCCATTAGCAGGTATTATAGGAATGTATTTTATTGTGAAACCATTAATCACTCTCAATATGAAAATCAGGCATAAGGAGAAATACGAATACCTGAAAAAGCTTGATAAGAATATCAAGGGAAGGAATAAAAATAAAGGTGGACTTTTCGAAAAGCTGAAAGCTCTACAAGAAGAAAGAGAGAGAATGGAAGCCGAAAAGGAAGAAAAATCAATTCATTAATGTGTCTCTAAGCATATTGATCCATGGATAAGGAAGAATATATACACCAATACGCCACGCAGCTGTTTAACGACCGTATTAGAGACTCAGGAAGCAAAGAAAATATACACTTCTCCATTGACGATATAATAAAAGCAATGTGGACTTCATGGGATGCGTCATACTTCTATCAATGGAAAAGCGTACAAGCTTCACTCCCTCCGAAAGGACAATGCGTGAACGTCATGCTGGAAGACGGAAGATACACCAATTCCTTCATCATGTCAGACGGCACATGGGCCTACAATGTAAGGCCAGTCGCATGGAGCGAAATAAAACGGCCGATATTCCACCATAAACCAATGATTGAACTTAAATACCCAGGTATGAAAACGAAAAACATTATCTACACCGGTCCGATAGCCGATTATTACGGAAGGGAGTTGCCATCTATTCTTTGCGTAAACCACATACATAGATTAAACAATAGGGTACAAGGGAAAGATGATTCCTGCGACAGACCGATGATCATTATCAACCTGGAGACAAAAACTGCATGGATAGAGTACGTGGACGAAGAATGTTCCCAGTACGATAGCTTGGAGAACAAGTTCACCTGCGACCTTCAGGAATTGGAAAGGATGATTGAAGAAAGTCAGGAAAGTAAAGAATAATCTAAAACTAGGGACTCATGAAAACAGAATATCTTGATGAATTATACCCACATCAGTTAAAAAAGGAATTATCACAGCTTGGAGTTGAATTGACGGAAGACCAGTACAGAATACTTGTTAATCGCGGGAGAACATTTCTGTATGCTCCAAGGGATAGGAAGAAGAGCAAATCAAACATATTATACAGAATGACAATATTATTCTACATAATATGGGCTGTTTTTGTCAGACTTGTTATCCAACCTATCAAATGGTTGTTTACTGGAACCGAGTATTTTAGCATGGACAACCCTATTTATAAATTCACGGTTGGATGGGGACGTAAAATTGGATTCTAAAAACATACGACTATGAATAAAGCATTACCTGATGTAAAAGAGAATACTCCTTCGCCAGAGAAAAAAAGAGAAAACAGTTCATCTTCACATTGAAGGAGATTTCACTCTCAAAGATGGTAAGATATTTGTGAGTAAACTACAGACTAGCGAGCTGCCAATTACATTGTGGACAGACCTATTCCGAGCTATAAACGATGTATTAAAAAAAGATTTATAAATTATGTATATTGACGATAAGAAAGCGGTCGTATTCGTTCCGAAAGACGAGTACGAAAAGATGAAAGAGCTGGCCAACGCCAACGCAGAAGAGATAGAGAAACGTGCCCTCGAAATGTGGGAGACCAAAGCAATTCCATGGCTTAAAGTTTCCATGGAAATACGAAGCAGCGGTGGACGTGATATTCTGGATTCAGAAGAGTTTGAGTTCAGGACAGATTCATACCTGCTAAACCCTTCAGGTAAGTTCACTATCAAAGAAGAAGCCAGACAAAGATTTGATAAGATGCTTACCGGCTGGGCACGTCACATGATGGAGCTTCAGTTTGGTGAGCACATGTCAAAAATCAATTATATCAACGAACGATGCCACAAGGCAGATATACTGTGGAAGAAAATGCTAATACCGGCCATTTGTGCAGGGATTGTCGCCTTCATCATGTTTGTTTGCTTAATATGGGTTTTACTGTCTAAAATCAATTAAATCAAGTATATCAATGGCTGAGATACGAATCCATGAAAGCCGGAAGTCAAAACTTAAATGGAAGGATATTCCTAAATTTAAGGACAGTTACCGTTGGCCTGTAGTTCAGATACAGGAGCATGAAGGTAGCCTTCACTTTAAGTTTTCCGGTGGTTCCAAATACTCTCCAAATACTTACTTTACCATTGAAGATTACCGGAAATATACGGCTTTGGAGATATTCAATATCCTCGTCAATATAGGTTTCTATACACGGCACAGCCACGATGCAGTATTGAAATTCTACCACGATAGAGGACTGGATTTAGGCTTTACAAGAAACTTTTTAAAACCATTAAAAGCATAGCACCATGTCAACAGAACGAAATATGAAAAATGAAAACTTTGTCACTTTTGAGGTAGCTAAGATTCTTCAGGACAAAGGATATAGAGAAGACTGCAGGGCCGTTTACATATCGGCTGAAACTGGCATATCAAAACTGGTTGTATTGTTATTCACCTCAAGAAAGTTTGGCGACCTGATAAGGGGTGGAAACGGGTCCCAGTACGAATACCTGGCTCCCACGCTATACGCCGCTCAAAAATGGGTCCGCACAAAAGGAAAGATCCACATCGTTGTCGACCTCAACAAACATGGATGGTACTACCGCCTGTACGACACAGAGGATTTGTCTCTCATATCGCAGATGGATGGATATACCGACACATTCGAGAAAGCTTTGAACGACGGAATAAAAGAGTCATTAACCTACTTATAAGAATCAGACTATGTTTACACAACCTTGTTTTATCCGGAAGAACACACCGGAACTGCGGAAAAAGATTCAGGAAATGGGGCAAAGGGCCAATACTCTTGACGATTTTAAGGGAGAATGGTTGGCGGCTAATTACGGAATGTATATTTCCGTGCAAGATGGATTTCAGCATCTTCATCCGAACGACATTGACTGCGGTACTAACGAAGACCTATTTCTGGCAATAGCAGCATTACGCGACGATACGGATAGAGGACAATGGTTCGTGAAAAATGATGAAAATGTTTGGCTGCAATGTGTGGATAATAAGTTTGTATTTTATACCTGGATAAATGAATCCGGATCTTATGAGGAGAAAGACATTTCAATCTTATACCACAAAGCCACCGTTCAGGAACTAATTGAACATTTTAATATAAAAGGCAGATAGATTTGCTTACATTGAAGATTTAACGCCTGAAATAGAGGACTTATTATGAAATGGGAAACAAAAGGACAATTAGCTAAAGCCTTAAATAACGGCAACAATAAAAAAGTCTGCGATATTATTCTGAGCAATGAAATGGATATGCAGGCGTGGGACATGTTTGTTTTCGGCATGGATCTAAATAAAAGTGATGATTACATGAGTTTGTATGATAAACTTTTTTCCGTAAAAGACGAGTATATAAAGCAAGCAGGGATAGTAGCAACACTTAGATTTCGATATTTACTTTCAAAATTAGGAATAATAGATCGAATTATGGCAAAGAAAGAATTTGAAATAGGAGAAGTTTTTCAATGTGGACTTGTAAAGCTTAAAGTAGTAAAACAAGAAAAGATTGGAACTTGTACAGGATGCGCTTTGAATGGGTTGGAATATTGTACAGCTGTACAAGAATTTATTGGCAGTTGTTACCATGCTGACAGAGAAGATAAAACGGATATAGTGTTTGAAAAAGTGGAGGAAAAGCCATGATATTCATACCAGAAGATTTCAAATTCAACCACATTAAAAAGACCAACATCGTGGCAAAGCGCCTTATGGAAGGAACCATAAGAGAGATAAAGAAATGTCCCAAAGAAGATAGGGAGATGTTACTCTGTCAGTGCGCACCATGGAGACCAGATGACTATAATATAGAATACAAGGAAATGTCAGATGGATTCAAGATATTCAAAAGATACCTGAAGATGAAAGGATTCCAGGATGTAAAATACGCCGAGCATATAGAACATTCGGAATGGACCGTATTCTTTTATCTCCGGTTTGAAATAGACAAATACCTGATAGAATCATGCCAAATGCTAACGTCGAAAAGATAAAGGCCAGTCTGCTGAAAGAAATCAAAGGAGTGTTCTGTGAAGGATATTGTCTTTACTACAAAGACGATTACTACTGCGGAGCCTGCCCGTTAAACGACACAAGCAACTGGCTCAACCGGAAGAAACCCATTGCGAGGAAAGAAAAACTACGCACCGTGAATTTCTGCGACGACTGCATCCATTTCCGCCCGCTGAAAGAAGGGGAGAAACAAAAGCCAAACAATCAGCTTTGCGAGTTTGTCCGTCCTCTCAGGTTCAGGGTAGGGAATGGATACAATGGGGAAGATACAGGTTTCTTCCTTCCCGGTTGCAAGGACTACAAAAAGGAAGAGCGAGAATGCCTCACTTGCCTTCATTTCCTTCCATCGGAGGATTCAGACGCGGGTGAATGCAGGCTCTATTCTGACACGGCGTACAGCCATTATTTATGCAATGATTGGAAATCTAAAGACTAAAGATTATGGAAGGAGAAACAGAATTAGTAACTATACCGCTTTCAAAGTACAATCAGATGTTACAAGAGTTGGCAAACCTGAAAATATTTAGAGAGCAGGAAAAAGAAGAAATTAAGAAGGATGCTGAAAAGCCTTATGAAAATCTTATAGGTCCTAATAAAGATTATGTAGGTTATCTAGCAAGGGAATTTGGGAATATATCATCAATGGTAGAATATTATCAGGGTAGAATATGCGCTCTTGAGCATAACTTGGAAGAGTCAAAAAATGAAGTGAGAAATCTCAATAACAAGTTAAAGTTTTCTATTGAGAGAGAAAACCGTTTACTTAATCAATATAACTTAATTATAAATGAACGAAGTACGAAATGGTATCAGATAATTAAACGTATAAAGATAAGAAAAGAGATGAAGAAACTGCAAAAGGAAGAATAGCCTATGCCAACCACAATCAAGCGAATAGTGAGCGTACTTTACCGGGCACGCACCAATAAATACGAGGTGCAGGCTGTGGCCGAAAAGAATGGCCGGCCATGTGTTATCACGCTGTATTATAGAAATGAAAAAGAAGCAAGAAAACTAAAGAAAGGAGACGTAATAGATGGAAACAATTGAAGCGATAAACCTGAACAAACTGAGAGATGAAGCCTACCAGAACGCCGTAGAACACGGATGGCACGACGAGGATTTAAGTACCGAGCATTTCCTTTGTCTGGTCATTAGCGAGCTGATGGAAGCTGTGCAGGCCGAAAGAAAAGGGAAACGGTCCGATGTGGCAAAGTTTAATGAATGGCAAGGAAATAATATCCCATTTAGCGAAGAAACCCGAGTAAGAAGATTTCAGGAAGATTTTGAAGCGTATATAAAAGATAGTGTGGAAGATGAACTTTCCGATGTCTGCATCCGTATTCTTGACCTGGCAGGTTTGCTGGGAGTTAGTTTCTTAGGGGTAAAATTCCCGCTTGAGATAAAGGAAGAGACATACAAAGATAAAAGCCAGAATACTTTTACAGAGTGGTGCTACAATGTGACAAGATTTATCGCATCGTATAATGAGTGTCATATTACCACTCTTCAATTCTTTGTAACCATCTTGCAAGAAGTATTTATCATGTCCAAAATCAAAGGATTTGATCTCCTCTGGCACATCGAACAAAAAATGAAGTATAACCGCTCCCGTCCGCGCATGCACGGGAACAACAAATTTTAATTATGAATACCGCAGACTTAATAATCAGCATCGTTTTTGTTTGCATAAACTCCGCCGCGCTATTCCTGATTTACCGGTCCATATCGCGATGGATGACCCGAAACGAGAAGAAAATAGACAACCTGGAGCACGCCGTTCTCAAAATTGACGACTACATAAAATACAGTTCTCACACCATTGACGCGGTTTACATCGACGCACAGAACAGGCTAATCGAACAGTTTGTGAAAGATGAAGATTATGAGCGGGCTGCCATCGTCAAGAAAAACCGGCAGTTGGTAGAAGCTGCCGTACTAGAAGAAATGAAACGCCGCATGAAAGAAATGGAAGCAGAACTTTTCAAAGACTCAATAAACAAAGAATATAACCAGAAGAAAGGAGACACGAAAGAATGATTATTTTTAGTCCTTCATAAGCGAGGGTTGCAAAATTAGATTTATCGACGGGTGAAATCAAATCACTAATTAATCACTTTCTGATTCATTTTTAAGGAGGCGTAGAAGTGTATGTAATCACACTTTTACGCCTTTTTTCTGTCAACAAAAGTCGTATTTCGTCACATAAATTCCAAACTGGCGTAGTATCGCCACTGCGGCCGCGCTTAATAGACACTTTTGTCGCGTAGTTACGCCATTTGAGTGGCGTAGGCACGAGACTTTCGGGAAAGTCGTTCCGGCACAAAGAAACAATCGCTTAGAAAATCAATTCAGTATCAAATATTACAAGTTTTACACACCCATTGCAAAATGTTTTGCAATTTGATAATCAGTTAGTTAAGTATAATTTGTAAGCAATTTTGCAAAGCTTGCGAAGAGTTGGCGAAATTTTTGCAATGAATAACTATCTGATAATCAATTAAAAGTATTGTACTTTTTGATATTTTGCCGATTTTTCACGAAAAACGAGTTTACAAAATCTTTAAAATAAAAATTTTTCGTAGGGTAGAGAAGGGTGTACATCAGTCGAATCATTTCTTCTTGTGAGCGCCCGAATGGGGAAGGAGTCCGAAGGGAAACCTGAAAGAACGAAAGGAGGGAAAGGTCGGCCTGCGGAACGCGGGACGACAAAGCACGCCTTTCCCCTTTCGTTCTACTTCCTTTATATTCAACTTCATCGTGTAACAGAGAGAGCTACGCAATGGACATAAAAGAAAAAGCCGGGCAGCCTGAAATCTGTTCTTTACCGAAAAAATACGTTTTCTTCACTTCAAAATTAATGAACAATCGGCAATAACTCTTTATTTATTATTTATTATCCACTATAAATGATTGATAATGAAATAAATAAGTATTGAGAAGTGTTTTGCAAGAAAATTGCACAGCTTTGCAAAATCGTGAAAAACACGCAAAATAAGGTCCCAGACGCTTAACCTTTTTTTGTTGAATGAAATTCCGATTGGTGTTGAATCGTCCGTAACTTGCTGTTGATTAATTGAGTTACATATATTTATGAAAAGCCACAGCACAAAAAAGAATGTATCTGCACCTCCGGTAATGTATGTCAAGCTTAGCATATACCTCCGCAAATACATGGAAAGCAGATATGGTAAAGATGTATTGATTATTCCATTTATGAGCCCTATTTACACGTGTATGGAGCAGTATTTGGTGAATAATTACAGTATGGTGAGAATAAGTCCAAGAGCATGTTCACAACGTATGTTCAACTATAACGCCACATCGGATTTATTTGAAAGAAGTGGTATTTGTGTAATGGACACCGCTGAAAAACAGGATTATATAGCAGTACAGATTCCAGAAAGAATATTCAAAGGCGGATTGATTATAAACACTTCCGATAATTGGCAGCTTAGCAATACCGGATTTGTAGAGTTCAACAAACTGGTGAAGCGTGAGTTCTGGATGGAATGTATGAAGTTTGTGGATGAATGTTTTACTTCTGCGCGAATCCAGGGATTGCGTACTACACGTGAGAATGCAATTTCTGATTTTATGGTAGCCATGAATATTCCTATGCAGTATTATGAGAATATGATCAGATATTACAAACGAATGATAAACCGCATCCATTCTGACATTGAAAAAAAAAGAGAGTGGCTTGAAAGCTTAAATGACACCGCATTAACTTATACATAAGAAGAAATTAATACATGAATAGCCTGAAATAATAGTTAAAAAAAAGGGGATTTTGTCCTCCTGTTTGTCCTCTGCTATTTTTAAACAAAAAACAACACATAAATCATGAATTGCAGCGAGAATTATTACGAGTTGATAGGCAGCATTGAAGCTTATCCGGACGACGCGGTTACGTTTTCCCGCCCGTTCAATATTGAGAAGAAAAGTGACAAACCTGATTTTTCTGTGTCGGGCGACCGTAAGATTTCCATTCAGATGAAACCGAAATCGGGGAGCCTGAAGGAGAGCGCGGAAACCAGCGTGGCCGGCGACTCTTACGAAGTGACGGTGAGTTGGGAGGTAGAGAGGGTGACGCAAGAAACCTATTTACAGCTTGAAACGCTGAAAAACAGCACTAACCATTTGATTGTAAGAACATTTGGCGACGGTGAAATGTTTGTGCGTGCCGTGAGCGACGGTTATGAATTTCAGTATGAGGAAGGCGACGGCGTGATTTCGTGCACACTCACCATCCGCAACGTGACCGGCGCACAGCGTGTGGTCTGACAGCTACACCTTATTATATATATTGCTTTTTTCTTTCCGTTGGAATGCCGTTCCTGCATACGTGTGTGGGGCGGCATTTTTTCTTTGGGCCTTTCTTTTTGTGCGCGTTTTTCTTTCGTCCTGCAGGTAAATCTTCATTATCGTCTTTGTGGCATTCTTCAATTTCTTTGCGTCCGCCGCAAATTTCTTTTTTTCGCACAAACTCCTTGTGTTTTACAACATGCTCATTCTTAGCAGGTTTTTATTTGCAGAGAAAATCCGTTTGAGCATCCGCATATTTCTGTAATTCACGCATTTAGTCATTTTTTGTGTCCTTCATCACCGCATTTCGCGTGCGTAATTTCGTGATGTAATCAATTAATTATCAAACGAAAATGGCAACAAGAGCATTTCACGAAATCATGTCTACGCGATTCTGGGACTTTTACCCGGAGTCTCTGCATGCTTACCGGAGAACGATTCTTGACAACATTGCCTCACACCGTCCTTACGAGAAGCCGGACGAGCGGACCGACCGACCTTACTTCCTTTCTTCGCGCGACGGGTTTACGGAGAAAACCTACGTGGGTAATTACGACCGCATAACCTACTGGTACGATTTGGAAGAAGACGACCGCATCATTTCGGTTATCGACGTACAGGGCCCCATTCTTCGTAATGGCGACCTGTGTTCCTACGGAAGCAAGGAACACAAGGACATCATCATGCGTGCTTCTGACGATGCGCATACCATCGGATTTATTATCGAGATGGACAGCCCGGGCGGTAGCAGCATGGCGAAGTACGACTATGAGATGGCCCTCAACTACGCCCGATCAAAAGGAAAGAAGATTGTGGGTCACATCGACGGGATGTCCTGCAGTGCCGGTTATGCGCTGATGGCTCTGTGCGACGAAGTGTATTTCACCAATCCGCACGACACGGTGGGATGTATCGGTACTATGTGCGCGATGCTCACTAACAAGGACGGCGATGTGAACACCGTGACTCAGGAACGGTACGCCGAGATTTATGCCGACGGATCTCCTTATAAGAACAAGGAGTACCGCGACGCGGCCGAGGGGAACTATGACGGCATCAAGGAAGAGCTGAACCGGCACTGTGCCGACTTTCAGCAGATGGTACGCGAGCGCCGTCCCAGAGTGACGGACGACCAGCTGACCGGAAAAACTTTCGATGCGGGCGATGTGGTGGGTACCATGGTCGACGGTCAGGGCGACTTCAAGTTCTGCGTGAACCGCGTGCAGCAGCTGGCCGGAGTGAGTCAGAGTCAGAAAGGAAATTCGTCCGGAGCCTCACGCGAAGACAGCAAACCATCAGGAATCAAGGAAGAAAAGCAGCCGGGAACACAGGAACAGGCTTCTGTGGAGCAGCCGGCATCAGATAAAACAGAATCACAAACTCAAAAACAAGCAACTATGGCAAAAAGCTATCCATTTATTCAGTCGGCTGCAAAGGTAAACTCCCTGGTAGTCGAAGAAAACGGCGGTTTCTACATGGTGGAAACCATGGCGGACAATGTAGAAGAGTTCGTCATGAAAGCTAAACAGACGGAATCTACGCTGGCTGCAAAACTCACGGAAGTAGAACAGCTTAATGCAACCATCGAACAGATGAAGAAAGACCATGCGGAAGCACTGGCCAACCTGAAAGCGGAACACGAAAAAGAGGTTTCTTCATTGAAGGACGCTCATAAGAAGGAATCGGAAGAACTGACAGCGAAGCTGAATGAAGCTCAGAAGAGCATCGAACAGAAGGATGAGGAAATCAAGGAGCTGAGCGAAACGGCACAGCTGGAACCTACTCCGCAGGACCCGCCGAAAGACAACAACGGAGGTCAGGAAAGCGGACAGTTCCATGTGCAGAGCGTATGCGGTGAAAACATGAGCTGGGGCGAAAAAGCTGAAGCCCGCCGCAAGCGTGATGCTGAAATCAGCAAAGCACGATAAGAGATAAGAACGCGACACAAAAACTAAACCAGACACAAACAATATGGCTACAAAGTTATACGCACTCAGTGAAGAGAATGTATCGCATGTAAAAGACATTCTTGCTCCGGACATCATCGAAAGCCCGGTTCTCGATAACATGGCAGTGTTCAACAAACTTCGCATCAAGGTTATCGAAGATATTGAATACGCACAGACTCAAATCATTTTCCGTCGTAAGGGTGGTGAAGCCCGCCGTTACAAGGAAGGTTCTACGCTGAAGTCAACCCTTGGTTTCATGGACGAAAGCAAACTGGTGATGAACCAGATTTGGTCACGTTACTACGAAAACCTTCAGAACTTCCGCGAAAAACAGCCGTTCAGCATCCTGGGTTCAAACGGAACCTACAATGCACCGGTTACAGAATTTATCCTTCGTCAGATTGGTAAGCAGTTTGCCGGCGATAACCTGAGCAACCTTTTCTTCGGTAACATTGAATTGGGAGAAGACGACCCGCTCAGTCTGTACAACGGTTACTGGACTATCATTAACAACCTTATTAATCAGGGTAAGATTTCTTCCAAGGAAGGAAACCTTGTGGCTTGCGACCCGATTAACGAAGGTCCTGAAACTCAGGATGGAGAATACTTCGACGCATTTGTAGAATGGGTGGAAGGATGGCATCCGCTGTTGCGTAACGCTCAGGAAGTAATCGTTTACATGTCGCCGAAGCAGAAGCGACTCATTACCCACAGCTACATGCGTAAGTTTACCGGATTGCAGACTACAAGTGCAGGCGGTGAAGGATTCTCATTCGTGGGAATGGAAAACATCAAGATTGTAACCGACGGTATTATTGGTAAGGGTAATCGTATGATTGCAACTCTCCCTGAAAACCTGCAGTTCGGTCTTGACCGTGCAAGCGACTGGAACTCGGTGATGATGAGTCACGACCCGAACGACTTGAACGTGCTGATTTTCCAGGTACAGTCTACCGTAGGCGCACGTATTCTGGACATCGCACCATCCAAGTTCTGTGTGAGCGACGGTACTATCGAACAGATTGAACAGCTGAACGGTGACTACCAGAAGAATACCCTGACCGTTACTTCCAACAACGAAGAATGGGGTAAGGTAACGCTGTCTCCGCAAAAGGATGTATATACGAAGGACGAAACCGTGAAACTGACTCCTGCTGCTGAATCTGGATACAAGTTCAAGGCATGGAGCGACGGTGCAACAATCTCTCCGCGTGACATCGTTTACAACGGATACCCGACCTACCTTCAGGCCATCTTCAAACCGGAAGGCGAATAATAACCCGCCCGCTGAGATAAAACAGGCTGCCAAGTTTGGCAGCCTTCACAACACAAACACAAACTTTTAAAACCAGACAATTATGGCAGAATTATCATGCGACTTAATGGATATTGGTCAGGCTGCTGCCGGTTGCGAAGAACAGTTTGCCGGTATCGGTAATCAGATATATGTAGCCTATCCGGAAGATTTGAAAGCACCTCCCACATACGATGAGAGAAAAGCGGCTTTTGCTTCAGGAGCATTTACTTTCAAGGCCAGTAAAGGAGCCTGGAAGTTCCGTATTAAGAAACAGAGCGGACAGATTTCTTCAACTGGTAACGAAGGGGCAAAAGGATACAACGTACAGCTGATGTTTACCATAGACAAGGACGTGGAAAACGCAGCTCATGTGCTCCGCATCCTGAAAAACCGTGGTGACGCTATTTTCTTTGCAGAAAACCCGTCAGGAGGTTATTACGTAGTGTACGACCCTACTTTCGGTACGGAAGTTAACAACAACTACGACAGTGGTACTACTCCGGATTCTGATAGCGGTCATGCAGTAACTGTTACCAGCAACCCGAACAGATACTCCCTGACTACCTGGGACGGAACTCTGACTATCAAATCGGGACTGGGATAACGATTATACAAACTTCAAAATAAGACAATTATGGCAGAATTATCATGTGACTTAATGGATATTGGTCAGGCTGCTGCCGGTTGCGATGAACAGTTTGCCGGTATCGGTAATCAGATTTATGTCGCTTATCCGGAAGACCTTACGGCAAAGCCTGTATATGAAGCATCTAAAGCTGCATTTACTGAAGCTTCTTTTGCTTTTTCTCCTGGTAAGGGAGCGTGGAAGTTCCGTATCAAGAAACAGAGCGGTCAGATTTCTTCAACTGGTAACGAAGGTGCAAAGGGCTATAACGTACAGCTGATATTTACCATCGACAAGGACGTGGAAAACGCAGCCCATGTGCTCCGTATCCTGAAGAACCGTGGAGACGCTATTTTCTTTGCGGAAAACCCTGCAGGAGGTTACTATGTAGTGTACGATCCAACTTTCGGTACGGAAGTGAACAACAACTACGACAGTGGTACTACTCCGGATTCTGACAGCGGTCATGCGGTAACAGTGACCAGCAACCCGAACCGCTACTCCCTGACTACCTGGTCGGGTACATTGACGCTGAAATCAGAGGCAAGTTTAGGAGATGGAGGATAACCGTTTGATTTGCATATCTAACAAACGAAAAAGTGGATGAAAGTCCGGCACTTGCTAATCGGTGCCGGACTTTTTTATGTCCTTCAACGACATATTGGTTTTCCCTACTTTTGGGGTAAAGTAATTGAAAAACAAAGGTTATGATTACAGAAAAAGAATACTTAAAAGACTACAGAACCATGAACGAGGAAGAAAAGAAAGATTATCTGGACCGGGTGAAACGATGGACGGACGAAACTTTTCCGGAACTGCTGGCGCTGGCCGAATGCTGGATGAAGGTGCCTGTGAAGGATTTCGACGAAGGATGCCGTCTGGTGTCGGCCATTGTGCGGGCAAAAGACTTCCTTCGCGACGTACAGCGCTATGAAGCCCGCCGTGCACTCAACAAGATGAACCTGTTCCTGCAGGAAGTACGGAAGAAATCCGGACTGGCCAAGAAAGCCACTCGCGGTCCGGTTGGAACCGTTCGTTACAAAGCGATAGTTCCTGATGACGGTGCGCCCGATGAAGAAGGAAACATGACCGCACGCCAGTACGAAGAGCAGGAAGTGGACGGTCGCAGACCGAAAGAATTTGCCCTCTATAAAGATAAGCTGCCGAAATCTCTCCGCGACAAGGGAGAAAAAGAACTTTCCACCATGTACCTGGAACTGGCCGAGTATCGCGGCACGCTGGAAGTAATGGCCGAAAATCCCAACGTAAGCGACGAAGCCCGCGCGGACATGGCCAAGAAAGCCATCGCATCCGAGCAGAAAATCCGCGCGTTCTGGACCAATGTGGATGCAGCACTGAACGGTACCTACACCGAGCAGGAAACTTCCACAGCCGACAGCATGAAACGTCCTGGCGACTTTACCCGTGCCGAGATAGAGGCCATGAAGGATGTACGCCAGCAGGAAGTATGCCGCAAGGCCCGCGTGGAAGGAAACAAGAAATACATCAACCGCAGCGACGTGAAGATTACCGAGGAGTACAAGGAACAGCTTCGCCTTCGTATCGAGGAACTGATGGAATGGGGAGAGAACCTGCCTAAGAAAACGGCAGAAGTAGCTACTGTAGCAGGCATATCCATTCCCGGTGTAAACGCTCCGGTTGTATCCGTACAGGCAGAGACAAAGCCTGCTGACACGGAAAATCAGGAGCCAAAGGTATCGGAAGGAAAAGCAGAAAAACGATCCGAAAATACCGAAAAACGTACAGAAAATGAAGAAAAGCGTGCCGAAACAACGGAAAACCGTATAAAAACGGCGGAAGAACCGAAAAAAACTACAGAAACCGCACGCAAGAAAGTAGATCCTACTGAAAGTGTAACCGAAGGTCAGATGAAAGGAGGTGCATTATGAGAATAATTGAACCCTGCTGCTACCACAAGCAGCTGGAAGGAATGATTGACGAGTGCAGCAAAAAGCACACGGCTGCCAACTTCTTCAGTTTTTCTGACTGGGACATGTGCGATCTGCTGGGTACCCTGTCCGGCTACTGTTCCGGAGGTGAAATGGGCATTGTCATGGTGCGGCTCGATGTAAAGCTCATTCAAACCATCCGTCGTATTCTTTCGCGTGTGAAGCCCGATCCTACAAATCCGTCGGATCATATTGCTGATGTCAGCAAAATGATACTCATTTCGCAGCCTGCATCCACAGGAGCCACCTTCAACCAGCGACAGGAGATTCGCACGCAGTTAGGCGAGTTTATCCAGTCGGGCCGGCTGGTGGTTTGTGAGGACAATGTGGGTTTCCGCTGCGTCACGGTGAAGAGCAAATCGCACAGCCTGGTTATCCAGGGAAGCCTGAACACCCAGCGTAGCAACGCCATGCAGATGTTCACGCTCACCACCTCGCCGGAAGAGTATGAGAATGTGGCGGAGATGTTGCGGATGAAGGAGCATACGAAAAGCATTATGAAATAGCAATTCTTTTGATCATGAAAATTGTTTCGTGATCAAACAAGCATAAACATGTTTTGAAAAATAATATATGTACAATGGATTTAGGAAGCGGTATAAAGCTGATACATGGAGATTGTCTGGAAGAAATGAAACATATTCCTGATGGTAGCGTGGATTGTGTGGTTTGTGATTTGCCATATCAAATAACATCATGCAAGTGGGATAAAATAATACCACTTGAGGATTTATGGAATTTATATAACTATAAAGTAAAAACAAATGGAGCGGTCATATTATTTGGGAGAGAACCATTTACATCAAATCTTATATTAAGTAATTTAAAAAATTACAGACAGAAGCTTACATGGCTAAAAACAAGACCTACCAATGTAATGAATGCAAAAAAGCAATTTATGAATTGGACTGAGGATATAATTATTTTTTATAAAAAACAACCTACATATAATCCTCAGATGAGAACAGACGGACTTTTTACAGGTAGAAAAATTCAAAGATGTAATACGGATAGAAGTAAAGGAGTTCTTGGGAAAACAGGAGAGAAAAAAGATTATGTTCACGAAGGGAATAACGGACTATTTTATCCGAAATCAGTGCTTGAATTTTCTAATGTAAATAATAAAAATATTCATCCCACCCAGAAACCTGTTCCATTAATTGAATATCTGATAAAGACCTATTCTAATGAAGGAGATTTGATATTAGATAATACAGCCGGAAGCATGACCACAGCCATTGCAGCCATCAATACTGGCAGAAGTTGTATCTGTATAGAAAAAGACGACAATTACTTTAAAATAGGATATGAGAGAGTGATCAATCACTTGAAAGAAACACAATCACAATTATGGCAAGCGAAATAGCACAACGATTCTACGACCTGCTGCGGAAGCACTTTGAAACGGGTGTGCCGTGGCAGAACATGGCCTTTACCGACGAGCAGAAAAAGCGTGTGGAAGTCTGCCTGGATGCGTACAAGCGTTTTGAGGAGGACCCGTTCATGAATCTGCGGCAGTACATCATCAACCGCTGGAAACGAACGTACAGCCAGTTGGGAGGCGACCTGAAGGTGATAGACTTTATTTCGTCATTCTACGCCAAGGGACAACGAAACATTTCCTCGATGAAGGTGCGCCACGCCGCCGACCTGATGATGCGAAACGGAGCCGATACGGGCGACATGAAAGCGGTGTACAACGGAGCAAGCCTGCTCACCAAGATTGACCGCCTGGATCAGCCGGAAACACCCGAGGAACTGGGCGACGAACTGATACGTATGCCGGTAGTCATTACATCGGATGTGAAGAAGAAATTTCCGAACAAAACCGGGCACGACAGCGATGAAATGCGCCGCCTGAGAAAGAAATACGGCGTGAAGCTCGACCAGTGGCAGGAGATGGTGGAAGACGACGACGGCGTATATGTAAGCGAGGGACAAAACGGCCAGTACGAGGAGTACGATGAAGTAAACCGGGACGGTTTTACACAACAGGAAGAGGAGGAATAAACCATGGCACGGAGAAACGAATATGAATCTGCCAGCGAGGAATCACTCCGACGGGCACAGCGTCACGCCTCGGCATTGTCGGGCGTGCAGGAAGCGGAGGAGCAGGAAACTGCGGCCAACTACATCTACATGAATCCGGCCCAACGTGCGGTGTACAACTACCGATGCCGGAATACCACCGTAGAAGCAGGCCGTGGTACAGGTAAGACCGACGGACTGATTACGCCCGAAATGGCCGGTTGCATCCAGTCCATGCCGCGCGGAACCGGACTTTTCTTAGGTAACAGTATCAAGCAGCTTTTCACGAAGACCGTACCTAAAACACTTTACTCGCTGGAGCGAATGACCGGACTGAAGGAGGGTGTCCATTTCTTTCGTGGACATGCTCCGGCCAAATGCAATTTCAAGGAACCCATCGTAAAGCCGAAGGTATGGGAAAACTGCATCCACTTCTGGAACGGATTCGTGTACTACATGATTTCTACCGGAGTGAAGGCTGCTGCCAACGGTATGGACTCGTGCTCCATTATCGGCGACGAGTGCCGTTTTATGCCGGAGGGACTGATTAAGGCCGAAATTCTTCCTACGCTTCGTGGTATCAACACCAATCATCCCGGATTTGATGAAAACCTGAATCCGTACTACAAGAGTATATTCTTTGTAAGCGATGCACCGCTCACCAAGCGGCAGGCATGGCTTCGCAAGCGACGCGACGAGCAGACACCGGAAATAAACCGGAAGATTGCGGAGATGATACGTGAGGCACAGATCTGCCCGGAAATCGTGCAGTCCCCCAAATACCAGCGTGAGCTGAACAAGCTGCGCTGCCAGGCCAGCATCTACTTCTCCTTTTCCAGCATAGAAAACATCGACATTCTGGGCGAACAGTTCATCCGCACCATGCAGAAAGAACTTACCCCCACCATGTTCGACATCTCCATCCGCAACGTCGAGAAGGAAGAAATCAACGACGGCTATTATGCAAACTTCGACCCCGACGTGCACTGTTACCTCAGTAACGACGAAGAGCAGCTGGAAGCCGCACAGAAATACAAGAAACGCACCATTACGCAGATATACAACGGCGGGCGTACCCTGCGTGTAGAGTCGGAAAGCATCGACCTGAACGAGCTTTCCAAGGCACAGGACTGCTGTCTGGATACTGACATAAAGCCCGGAGAACCGCTGCGCATCGCCTTCGACTACAACGCCCACATCAACTGTCTGGTGATAGGGCAGACCGACAGCCGGAGCAACACCAGCGTGCTGCGCATACTCAACAGCATGACCAACGTAAAGAACACCCGTATCGAGGGACTTTGCAAGATGTTCTGCAAGTATTACGAGCCGCACCGCCTGACCTGCCGCGACGTGATTTTCTACTACGACGACACCGCCAAGCAGGGAGCCGCCTACGCCAGCGAGCGCCACGAAGAAACCCGTTTCTACAACATTGTGAAGAAAGTGCTTCGCAGTCACGGATGGAACGTCATTGAGGTAGCCATGGGACGGGCCATGAGCCACAACAAGAAGTACGAGTTCCTGAACGGTTGTTTTGCCGGCACTCAGCGCCCGTTCCTTCGCATCAATAAGGAGAACAACGAGTATCTGATTGCCTCCATGGAGAATGCACGTGTGAAGGAAGGGCGCAACGGTTTTGAGAAAGACAAGAGCCAGGAAAAGAACCGCGTATCGAAGGAAGTGGACGACATCGAGGCAGAATTGAGTACACGTACAGACCTGAGCGACGCATTCGACACGCTGGTAATCGGTGTGCGCTATTACGGATCGGGCCGCATGATAGGCGTGGGTATGCCGATGTCGGCTTAATGGGAAATTAATAATGAAGAATTAAGAATGAAGAATGAGCAAGAAGAAACTGAAATATCAGGACCCGGCCCTGCAGCCGCCCAAAGCGCTGATGCAACTGGTGGATGCCTTTACCGACACCTACAAGCCGGTGGAGCGTGAGGAGTATGCCGACGAAGTGTTTACCGTGCGCCGCATCCGTGAATACTTCCAGGCATGGCCCATTCCGAAGATGCCCGACCCGCTTCCGCCGTATCTGGTGGAACTGGAGCGCAGGGGATTCGCCATGCAGACGGCCTACGACGGACATCCCGCCCTGTTCTGCGTCCGCTGGCATGTGGACGAAGAAATCTGCACTGCCGAAGAAACGCACGACAAAGAAGCCGAAGTGCGCACCGGACTGGTGAGCATGAAAGCCCTCATAGCCCGCCGCATGATGGAGCGTCCGGCAGACGATGGCGACGATGAAGAAGACGAATGGGGCGAAGAAGAATAGCCCTGATAGAAACGATGACCCCCGCCCGCTTCAGGGAAGACGGACAGGGGTGAAGTGAGAGTTTTAAAACACAATGCAAATATAAGGAAAAATAATTTATAATTGTCATTGATTTTATATTTTCCACCGAATTTTAGCTATTTTTGCGTGTAATGCAACAATTTTAATATATTACAGCCATGAAAATGCGCAGACTTATCAAGGCACTTTTCAGCAGGAAGAAGAAAAATGCCGCAGCCATATACCTGTCACGGTTTGACACCATAGATAAAATGATACGTGAGAAACTGATTGGGATAGACGTGAAAGAGCGTTACGTGGCCCTCGACCTCTCCGTGCATCTGCTCTACAAGGACGACGACCGGAAGTATGCCGCATTCTTCGACACCCTCCGCGCTTTCATCAACTATCATCGCGGATATATGGACCTCCCCGTGCTTCAGCCGGAAGAGCGCATCAACTTCTGCGTGAACTTCCGCCGTGAGATACGCTTCGACCTGGAGAATGAAGAGTTTTACGACGAGCCCCGGGTGGAATACATACCGTGGCTGGTAGGATTCTGCCAGTCGGGCACCGTGGTTTACGACGTGTACGAACAAGGTAAGAAGTGAGTTTTCAGGAATGTATGCTTTTAAGCATTGACAGATGTGCCCGGCTGCGAAGTCGGGCACATCTGTTTAAATTTGATAAATTTGCAAATGCAGCCGCTCTGCCTTTATACGCACGAAGGAAGAACACAAATAAATCAACTATTTAAAACAAAAAAGGAGGATAAAAATGAAACCTCAAACTAAAACGTACAAGCATGTGATAGACTTGTACTTTGAAAGCGTGCCACACAGCATCCGCACATTCAGCGTTCATGGCAATACATTAATTTACATTGAATACGAAGATTATCTGAGCGAACACCATATAACGGAAGCCCTTCTACGATTATTGGGCACCAGCGTTCTTCTCAGTATCAAGCGAAACTGTTCCGAGCGGCTATTCCAGGAAATACAGCAGCGTTACGGCCTATTCATGAGCCAGCTTGAGCTCTGCGCTGTGATGTCTGAATACGAAGCCTGACGTTTACTCCCCTCCGCATGGTTTTGCGAAGGGGATTTTTTGTATTTATTTGTCAAAAATGAAAAATAAAGTTATTTTCGCCGTGAACTTTAAACTTAACAGTTATGGATACAAGAAAAATACCAGTGGAGCCTTTATCTCCACAACTCACGTATGAGCCTTCACCATCAGTACCTCAGACCGTACACTATCAGAGCCGTATAACCGGGATAAAACACTGTCTGGACGAAAAACAATATGAAGAGTTTGAAAACACGGTGTTCAGAAGAGAATCTGTCAGACTGATTCCCGAACCCGAAAACCAGTTTGACGGAAACGCCATTGCAGCCTATACAGCCGACGGAGTAAAATGCGGATACATCGCACGTGAAGAAACAGCGATGATAAAAAGCCTTATGGAAGAGCCTGATTTTAAAGCCAGTTTGTTTTACATGGATTTCATGGCCGGCAGCGCAAAGATAGAAATAACCGTCAGCACATCTGTTTCTCTTTATCTCATGAAGCTGTTCTGCCAATACACACCGTTTGAATTATGCAAGGCAAATTATCTTTATATCCGCTGGGGTGGGATACCCGACAGCACCGAAGAAGGAATATTCTCTTCCGAGGAACTGAGCATGGATTTTGACAGATTATCGCAGCTTGAACTCATGTATCAGGACCGTTTGGCGCAGGAGTGGGAATATAGGATGGGAAAGGCCACGGTGGAGAATCCCGATAGACCCAAAGCACGCATGAGCGTTCCTCTCGACCTTTCCGTTTACGGGACAAGCTGGAAAGACATAGACCTTCACGACACCTCACTCATTGATCTCATTGAAACGGAAAACAAGATGCTGGCCCTCTACATCCGGATGCGAAGAAAAGGGATAAACCTCTCTCCGGAAGAATGTAACGAACAGATGGCAGACGGCACGCTGAGCGAAACGGTGCTGAAACGGATGCACTTTGAGTATGATAATAACAGGCTATAAACAAGAAAAAAAAGAAATGAAAAACTTCTATATAATTTTATTTATATCATTAATATTTTTTTCATGTGAGAAGAAATATGATACGCTTACAGATAGCAAGGGTAATAAGATAGTACAATTAGTTAAACTAAATAATGAAAAAGAAAAAGATCTGAATGGGAATATTTTTGAAAATAAAAAAGCTTATCTTATAAACTATATAAGATGGGATAAAGAAGAATTAATGAGAATAGCAGAAAAGGTTGCAAAATATTACAATATAGAAGATTATGAAATGTACTTTATACTTCCCACTTTAAAAGATGAAGTTTTAAACTCTGAACAACCATCGGATTATCTTACAGATTGTATAGTTCCTTATGAATATAGAAAAGAATACAATAACGCAAACAAAAATATACATTCTAAGGTATTAGAGCGCGATGGATATTCAGGAAGTATTTATACGCATATACGCTATCATGATAAAGATTCATTGTTATTAATAGACATAATGGATTCTTTAGGAATATCATTTGCACAATTTTATGATAAAAAAATAGAAAATCCTAAATTAATAGATTGTTATGCAACTTACAGTCCAATTAAAAAATTTCTTTTTATAGAAAATATTCATCAAGGTGATTTTTTCAGTATAGACAGTGTCAATGTAATTAAAGCTGTAGATAAGCCTTTAGCTGTAAAATTTTTTACAAATAAATATTTAACTAAGGAGCAGATTTTACGCTTAAAAAGAAATAATAATATAGGCGATGATAAAAATATATATTTTTATCTATATAATGATTGGGATAAAGAAGATTATGCTTCAATACATTATTTTAATGGTACAAACGAATATGTGATTTACATGTTTAATGAAAAGAAGACATATACATATAATGTAAGTAAGGATGAATGGACTTTTTACAATCATAAGGAATGATATGATAAAAGTTTAGAATGAAAAAGTACGATTTTAATGTGATAATCAAATTAAAATTGTTACATTTGCCAAGAAATTAAAAGGGAGGAATGATTATTTCTCCCTTTCCGCTTGCTTTTGTGATATTTGTTGTATATTTGCAATGCTCAACATACAACATACACAAATGCAGGTCGTGAACTTGCATAAATCGTGCAGGTTATTTTTGTGACCTCACTTTTAACATATTAGGTGTTATCGTACCCCCGTGTAAACCTGTAATGGGAATACAGCATTTGTGTAATGTGTTGAGCAACGGGAAAGGCGATAACACTTTTTTTATACATATATTGTTATGCTCAAAAATTACACAAATCAAATCTTCCAGTACAACGGAAGTCCTATTTCCTTTCAGAAAGGAAGTAGTGTAATGGTTAATGCAACTGAAATGGCAAAGCCTTTTGGTAAACGTCCGGCTAAATGGTTAGAACTTCCTTCAACAAAAGAATTTTTAGCTACATTAGTCACTATCCGAAAATCGGACAGTGAATTTGTAAAAACAATTAATGGAGGTACTACCGAAAAAGGGAAAGGCACCTGGATGCACGAAGATGTAGCCCTTGAATTTGCACGCTGGCTAAGTCCTGCATTTGCCATCTGGTGCAACGACCGTATTAAAGAACTTCTGATGAAAGGAACCGTCAGCACGGGAACCACACAAACCGACTACACATGCAATGAAAACACTCATGGAAGTGTAGACAATCTTTCCGGACTCCTCACAGAAATAGAAGAAGAGCTTTCCGAATCCATTTCCATGCTTCAGCACAAGAAAGACCGTATTTCCTACCTTAAATATCGTCTTGAACGTGAAGAAACCTTGTCGGCAGGAACTGCACAAAGCCAGTTTGAGCAGCGCATATCAAGGCTTGAACAGATGATACAGAATTATCTTTCAGGCGACAACGGTTCCGTCACGCCTGTAAACAAGAATCCCGAAACTACCACACATCCGTTCTACGCAAAAAAAGACATCCCATGCTACACCGTCAGTGAAATACGCACCCGCTTCCGCGATGCCATGCTTGTGCGTCAGATGGCCCGCACCATGAGCCGTGAAAACGGGATAGTGGTACGCACGGCACGCCTTTTCGACTTCCTTCGCCGTGAAGGATGGCTGCTTTCCACACCCGAATGTTACAACGCTCCTTCCGAAGAAAGCACAAAGCGCGGACTGATACTGGCCGCACACTCCAGCGCCACCGGTTCCGGAGTGAAATACTACACACCTTACATCACACGCGAGGGATACGAGTTCTTTTCACGCATCATCATGCAGAAAGGAGGCTACCTATGAAAAAGCGCGAAGCAAGAAAGGCCATAAACGGCTATTTCGGGGGAATAAGACACAGCATTATGTTTACCGTCACACGCCATGGCGTGCTGGCCTATGTGGAATACGAGGACTTCATGCCCGAACACACCGTGCGCCGTGAGCTGGAAAGTCTGCTTGGCAGCGGTTATCTGGTCAGTGTGAAACGCGAGTGCTCGCGCTCACTTTTCAAGGAGATTGTGGACTTTCTTTCGTCCGACACGAGCGGGCAGAAAACCCTTCTTATGATGATGGGAAACTACGTTTCTGCGCACCCCCTCCACAATAGCCTGTAGGGCCTGTCAAAACAAATGCAGCAAACCACTTGAGAGGTTTGCTGCATATCGCTCGAGAGGTTTGCCGCAAACCACTTTAGAGGTTGCTGGCGCACGATTCAAAAGCCAGTTTCAGAAGTGTTTTTTGTCCTTCAAAAACGGTCGGTCTGGGAGGTAATTTAGAGTTGTCGAAAGACAAGTAGTACAAACCTTAAAAACACGATTAAACTATGGCAATCGTTTACGAAAAACAGAAAATCACCCTCGGCTTCAAGAAAGACAAGCCGGAGGTTTACCGCATCAAGCCGGTACGTCAGCAACCCGTCACTTTCGACGACCTTCTTAATGAAGTGAGCAACTCATGCGGTGTGAACCGTTCGCAGACAAAAGCGGTGCTCGAAGCGCTTATCGACCGTATGATTGTGTTCATGAACTACGGCATGCCCGTAAAGCTGGGCGACTTCGGTTCTTTCAAACCCACCTTCAACGCAAAGACGGGAGCCACTGCCGACGATGTGACTGCCGAAAACGTCACCCGAAAGAAAATCCTTTTCTATCCCGGCAAGCGTTTCAAGCAGATGCTTGAAGGAATGTCTGTCACCACGATGGAAGATTACGAAGAAGAGGAGACAGCCGGACAGGAACCTGAACCGGGTGGAGGAACCGAGCAGGGAGGAACAGACCCTGACGAGGGAGGTGGCGGATTTACATAAAATCTTTCAGTCTTCTTTTTTTGTTGAGAGAGGGGTGCCCGTGAGGGTGCCTCTTTTTTTATGTGAAAATGTTTTCTAAAAACTATTTCCATAATAAAGAAAAAAGTTCTATATTTGCATTGGAAAAAGAAAGATAGCAAAATGGAAACAGAAAAAATTAAGGTATCGGTTAATAAAGGTCTACCGATGATAGCGGAAATGATTAAGTTTAAGTATGTGACAGACTATATTGGGAAATCAAGTAGTTGGATTTATCATAAAATGAATCATGAAACAACAACAACTACATCCAAGGGATTTTCACAGTCAGATATAGATTTGTTAAATACAGTTTTTAAGGAAATAGGTGAGAAGCTGTTGTCTACTAGAATCTCTAGTGTAGAATCGGATGACATTATAGAATCTCGTCAGAAAATTGTAGCTCAAATAAAAGAGTTATCCAAGGTGATATGTATGCCTTACATTTACATCAATAAACTTGGGAAAAATATTACATGGTACAAAAAGAGAATGTCATGTCCTGAGAAGTATCGTTTTAAGGATGAAGAAATAACTCTTTTCAATATGTCAATAGTAGAAATAGGTAACAAACTTCTATCTATTGAATTAACTCTGTAATCTAAATTGAAATTAATTTACTATTTGTCAAAGGCAATCGGACGTAATCCGGTTGCCTTTTTTTGTATTCCCTTCAAAACTGAATAACAATCTGATAATTTGGAATTGAAACAAAGGATTTTTGCCCGATTCGCGATGAAAACCCCGCGCCTCGCTACGTGGGACGTGTCCCCCTGGGACCCCGTCAGGCGGTGATATATGCCCGGGCGCGGGCCGCCGTGCCTGGTGGCTGCTGGTGTCCGCTGGTGTCCGCTGGTGTCCGCT